ATGAAGCTTGCATCAAGTGTGTTTACAGATACCCGATCGTTACGGTCGGCATTAAAGGGATTGTCATCGGAGGATTTGTTAGCACTGAATGCTGAAATCGAGGCGATAGCGCTGGAGCGCATTGAGGAAGAGGAGGCTGCGAGGGTAAGAGCACATGAGCGGCAGCAGGTGATCGCTGACATTAAAGAATTGCTCGCTTTAGAGCGTATTAATCCTGAAGAGCTGTTAGCGTTCACCAGATGCCCTGTAAGCTCGTCTAAGCGAAGCCGGAAACTTGGGTAGTATAAACAACAGCTGCTTCTGTATGAACGTTCTAGTAGCATTTACGGAGATGACTAGTCTGTTAAGCACAGCGAGGGGACCAATCCCCTCGTTTTTATGTGTTGCGTATAAATACAACAAATTCAAATGGACACTGATGACGACAGAATGCTAAAACGATAATTAATGGCATTTGCATCGGTGAGGTGTAATAGCGTAAAATTCAACACTGTTATTACTACCTGAATCGTGCTGTTCACTATTCAGACCAGTCACCAGAACGATCCAGATTGAAAGACCTATATCACCAGAGTCAGTAGCTATCCATGTGGCTGATGGTGTGCCCCTTATTGAGAGATCTTAATCATGACTGAATTTCTGAAAGTGTTGCTGAATATCCGTAGCTTGCGGGCTGCATTGCGTGAGCTCTCCTTTGAACAGTTGCAAGAAGCGAATGAGAAGTTCTCCTCGATTTATAACGAGCGGGTTGCTGAGATAGAAAAGACCCGCGCAGCCGATGCCGAGCGTTTGGCCAAGCTGGCCGAATTCCAAGCAATGCTGGCTGATGCTGGCATTGACCCTACTGAGCTCGTACAGGGCGTTCCAGCCGGGAAAGCTCAACGTGATGGCACGAAACGTGCTCCGCGTCCGCCGAAGTATCGTTATATGGCAAATGGTGAAGAGCGCACCTGGACCGGCCAGGGACGCACTCCTAAAGCGTTGGCCGCCATGCTGGAGCAAGGCAGGCAGTTGGAAGAATTCCTGATTTGATGTCAAAAGGACTGGCTAACCAGTCCTTTTTCTATTGCGTTGTTGAGTTATTGAAACTTAGCTCAGCTGACATTTGACGATGGCAACCACGTCAGTGCTGAACCGACTCTGGATGCTGCATCGATATATTCTGACCACCAGACCATCATTTCTCGGCGACGTTCCAGATAATCCGTGCGGTTGTATGCGCTACGGACTTCATCTTTGTCAGAGTGCGCCAAGGCAGCTTCTATAACGTCTCGATCAAATCCTCTCTCGTTCAGGGTGGTGCTGCCCAAGGCTCGCAGGCCGTGAGCGACCAAGGTCCCTTCATATCCCATTCTTTTCAAGGCCGCATTGGCTGTTTGCTCGTTGGTGTGCGTTTTAGGATTACGGATACCAGGGAAGATAAATTCACGATGGCCGCTGATCGGTCGCATGAGGTCCAGGTAGGCAAGTGTCTGCGGCGTCAAGGGCACGTCATGACCTCTGCGCTTCTTCATTCTCTCTGGTGGGATCCGCCAGAGTTTCTTTTCCATATCGATCTCTGCCCACCTTGCTCCGGCCGCCTCGCTGGGGCGAGCCAAGGTATGCAGGCTCCATTCGATGAGGCAGCGGGTCTGCAAATTGATGCTGGCCTTCGATAGCCTGTTCATCAGTTCTGGTAACTGGTTGGGGTTAATGCTGGGCATGTGCTGTTTGGCTGGCCGCTGAAACACCTTGCTGATCCCCGAGCAAGGGTTGGCGTCGATCAGACCAGAGTTAACAGCAAAGGTCATGATCTCGTTCACCCGTTGCGTGAGGCGACGCACGGTTTCGAGTTTTCCAGCAGCAGCGATGGGCTCGATGATCTTGATGGCTCGCTGTGCCTTTATTTCCATAACGGGCACTGTGCCTATCTCGGGGAACAGGTACATTTCGAGAGAACGCCAGAGATCCTCGGCATATGCCGGGGTGACGGAAGGGCGCTTAACATCAAACCAGCGCTTGGCGACGGCTTCAAAGGTGTGCTCGCTCTGTGATAACGCAGCGGATGCCTGCTCATCACGATGGTGTTGGGGATCGATGTTTTGTTGCAGCAACGTTTTGGCTTCGGAGCGTTTCTCTCTCGCTTCAGCCAACGACATCTCCGGCCAGGAGCCAAAGCTGATCATGTTTCTCTGTTTAGTTAGGGGGCGGTAGTAACGCAGGCGCCACAACTTGGAGCCATTGGGCTTGATGACGAGCTCCAGACCAGCCCCGTCGCAGAGGGTGTATTCCTTCTCTTTGGGCTTGGCTGCTTTGATCTCGGTTGGGGATAAGGGACGGGTGATACGAGGCATAGGCATACGCTCCGGAAGGCATACAAAACGATATGCCTAACGATATGCCTAAAAGGGCTGGATGGCAACGCACCCCATTGGACAGCATAAGACAACAAAAAACCCGCAAAGCCTTATGCTATGCGGGTTTCTTGGACTTCGTTGGTCACTGTTGGACCGGTATTTGGTGGAGCTGGGGGGATTTGAACCCCCGGACTGTTCAGCTTTACCAATTGAACTATAAGGCTTTTTTATTTTCCGGTTGGATTTTGGATCAGGATTGGCGCTTTTGCTGTCTGGCCGTCGTACTCGGCAAGGTAGGATCCATAGTGCCGAAACAGCATTTCTGGCCCCTTGTGTCCCATCTGGGTGGAGAGCCAAAACAGGTTGCAGCCGCGGCTGATGTTGGCGGTGGCGAAGGTGTGGCGGGTTTGGTAGAGGTGGCGGTAGCGAACGCCGGACCGCTTGAGGGTGTAGAGCCAGGCTTTCTTCCTGATGGCGTCGGCCCCGGCCCAGGGCTGGTTGAGCTTGGGGTCGTCAAAGACATACTCCCCCCGCATGAAGGTGAAGCGCTTCTGGCTGGTCAGCGCCGCCAGCGCCTCGCTGGTCAGCTCGATGGTGCGAGTCCCGGCTCGGGTCTTGGTGGTCTTGATGACCCCGACCACTTTGGCGCGCGACACCTGCACGGTGTTACCGACCCAGTCGATCTCCTCCCAGCGCAGGGCGCACAGCTCTGACGGCCGCATCCCGGTTGCGAAAGCGAAGGAGAACAGGTTGGCCCACTGCTCATTGATGCCGTGGGCTGTTGAGATGATGGCGGCCACTTCCTCCGGGGTGAAGGGGTCCACGTCCTTGGCTCCTTGTTCGGGAACTGAACTCCCGTCCAAATATCGGGAAACGGTCACCAGCGAAACAGGGTTTGATGCGAGCAAACCATCCGTGACAGCCTCGTCGATGGCGCTGCGCAGGAACGACAGCCGGTTGCGGGCCGTCTTCGCGGTAGTGCCTCCCCTGATCAGCCAGTTTTTCACCTGGGCGGGGGTCAGCTCCGAGACGGTGATCCCGTGCAGATCGGCAAGTGCCTTGTGGCATTTGCGGTATCCAACCATCGTGGATGGGCTCAGCCCGCGGCGCTCGCAGCGGTGCAGGTACTCGTCCAGATAGTCGGCCACCTTGGCGGCGATCGAGGCGCCGCCGAACATCCGCAGCTTCTTGGACTTCGGGAAGTAGTCGGCGTAGGCGAACTGGCCACGCTCTATCTTGCCCTGGATCTCCCCGAGCAGGCGGGTGGCGTAGCGCACGTTGGCGGTGGTGTTCGGCAAATTGGACAGGGGCTCACGACAGCGAACCCCCTTGAACGTGAAGGTGATGTTGATCGTTTCCCCGCGGACCGTTACGCCGCGTGGGAGCTGTTTTTCATTGCCCACTTGGTTACCTCCGCGATGTTGACCCAACGCTCCTTCACCCCATCCACGTTGACGATGTGAACCCCCAACTGCCATATACCGCGTTGGATCCGCTTGTTGATGGTGTCCCGGTCGGTGAGCTCGATAGTGCTCAGGTAGGTGCTGAGCGGGATGGCGTCAGGCATTCTCATTATGATGAGCTGGCCCTGAATGTGGGTTTGCGCCGGGTCTGCTGCTGTTCCCATGGTTGTTGGTCCTCGTCAGTCTGGTGATTTCATCCCGGCCCGCTCGGTTGTAGAGGAAGCATTCCACCTGCTTCCTGCTGCTGACCGCCTGGTCAAGGCGGTACTCCCCGAACGCCGGGCGTTTGAGTTGGTGCTGGTTGGCCAGCCGGCCAATGGCCTGGGCGCTGACCCCCAGCTCCTTGCCCAGCTCGGTGGCGCTCCAGAGCTGGCCGGCAACCCGGGGCGCTTCGATAGGCAGGTCGAAGTGCGCCAGGATGCGGCCGATCTCGGCGAGCTTGGCCGATCGGGAAAGGGTGGGGGAGCGCACGGCGCTGACCAGCTCGTTGAGAAGCTGGCTGTCCTGGTCGATGGTCAGTTGAAGTTGCTGCATGGCGTGGCCCTCCTGTCCCAGAGGATGGGGCGCCGGGTGAGTTGAAGGAAGGGCCGCGATTACAGCAGGGTCAGCACCATCAGTGCGGCCAGGGTGTTTAGCGCCAGGATGGCGAGCCCGGCGGCCCGCTGTCTGGTCATGCCGCCACCTCGTCAGCCAAGTGCGGCACGGGGAGGATTATGGCCTTGCCGAGCTTGATGGCCAGGGCGTGCTCTGCTCTGGCACCGGCGCTGCGCTCCCAGCCAGGCAGCATGACCAACTGATCGGCCATCTTGACCATTTCGATGCAGATGGCCATGTACTCGTGTTGCTCCAGCCCATCCGGCAGGATCGCCGGGTTTAGGGCCACATGGCCCAGGCCAAGCAGGCGGTGCGCCACGGCATTGAAGGCGTCGCGGTTGAAGTTGGGCAGGCCTGACATAGGCCCGGCTATGTAGATTTTCGCCATGAATTACTTTGCCTCCCCATACTTGGCCGCTGGCACCGTCTCACCTACTGGCTCGCCACATTTGCGGCAGCGGAACACGCTGGAGCCGTGCTCGCTGTAGTTCTGCGGATCCAGCCCATCCGGCAAGCCCTCATCTGGATAGAAGGGGCGCTTCTTGTCGGTCCTGATAGTGCGGCGCGGGCAGTCCAGCTCGACACTGATGGGCTCGCCACAGCTGCACTGGTCGCGCACCACGCGGCCAAAGATGCCCTCAATGGAGATCCCGGTGCGGGCGGCGATGCGCTCCTGAATGCCCTTCTTAGTGATGGACACGGCCATGCGCATCATCTGGATCAGGCTCTGCTCGTCCTTGGTTTCGATGCACTGGCGGATGTGCGCCATCAACTCTGGCGGGACCTCTCCCGGGAATTCTGGCTCGGCCTGCACGTCGGTAATGCAGGCGGTGGTGGATGCCTTGACCATGTTCACCAGATCGGTGATCACGGAGGGGTTAGCGGCGGCGATGTAGGTGGCATCGTTGTCGTTGCGCCAGTGGGACAGGTTGCCCGTATCCACATGGCGAATGGCCTTGCGTTTGCAATCCACGGCAAACACGAGATCCAGTGTCTCGCGGTTGACCATGGCCGTGCCGTGGCTGTCTATCCACCAAGGGCCTGGCGTAGCTTTGCCAGCCAGCTCCAGCAGCTTTTCCAAGTCAATATTCATGGTTGGTCCTCATTGAAAAGCCCCGGACTGGCCGGGGCTCTGGTTATGCCCGCCAGCCGCGGTACCCGATAAAGCCCGGCGCCAGCACCTGCCGGAGGGGCAAGACTGGGAGGTGGGCTATCAGGGTCTTGGGCTGGGGGTTATCGGGTTGGCTGTCGATGGTTACCCTGGCGCCGGGGTTGATGCGGAGGTATCTGGCGCGGGTCTCTTCGGCTTCTGTGCGGGTCAGGCCGGGCTGGATGATGGGCTCGCGGAATCGCACTGCTCACCTCCTTGGTGTGGCGGAAGCTGGAAGGAGTCACCCGCCCACGGTACTTCACCGGTAATGCGCTTGAGCAGAGCTGCTGCATCATGGGCGGGATCGTCGCTGAATCCGTTCACGATGGACTGCAGCACGGTTATCAGCTCAAGCTCCTGACCCTCGGTGATAAGGCGTCCGCTGTTTGCCTTAGCGGCGGCATCGATGGCATGTTCAGCCATGTTGATGGCCTTGGTTGCCAGCTTGATTCGATACTGAATAACCCCCTTGCCAGTGCCGTCCTGCACATCTTCATGAGCGGTAATCAGTGCAGAACGGCACATTTTCAGGATGTCGGTCATCTGAATAAGCAGGCCCAGTGGCTGGCTCACGACATGGCCAGCCAAATCCGCCCGCACATACGGCACCTCGCAGGCAATCACCGAATCAGCGCACCAACTCACCTCGCTGGTATCGCTCGGGAATGGCTCGCTGTGGTAGTGGCTCTGATCGCCAACCTGCAGCCAGATCCGCTCCGGCGCGGTGCGGATGGTTTCGGTTACTGTCACAGCAGGATCCGGCAGCTGGTCAGCCAGTATGGCGTCTATGCGGTCCAGCTTACCAGTCCAGTTGTTTACACCCTCCTCGTTCTTGCAAATCTTGCAGTTGTGCAGGTGAATCTCGGCACCTTCACGCAGTTCATGCAGCAGATCCAGAGCCAACTTGAGTCGGCTTTGCAGCGCGTCGTGCTTGGTGTGTTCGCTCATACATTCCCCAGCATTCTGATTTCGTCGTCCGTCAGGCCGGCGGCCCGGGCCTTGTCCATCACCCGCAGGCGCTCGGCGTTGAGCGCGTCAGCGCGGCGATCTGCGTCGTTGGGCTCGATGATGCTCACCGGCGCCAGCCAACTGCCGCGCACCTTCACGGCGATCTCCTTGCTGACGTTGGCGTCGCTCCCCTGGACGCCCTTGCGTGTCGCCATGCGTGCGGCGGTGGATGCTGATCCGCAGACGTGGATCGGGTACTCATGCCCACGCCCCTCGGTGAGGTCGGTGTTGGTGTAAACCACCCAGACCTCCTTGGTGTCGGTTATGGTGATGTCGGTCATAGCGGAGCCTCCTCACCACCCAGGGCATTGAGCAGGGCCGGGATGAATTGGGAGAGCTCGCCGGTCACCAGGGCAAAGTCTGCGTCCAGGCGGGCGGCCGGATCTTCGCTGGTGATGTCGTCGTTTTGCTCGCGCAGCTCCTCGCTGAACTTGAGGCGCTTGATGGAGAGGTCATCACCCAGCACGAAGCTGAGGCGCTCACCCCAGTTCAGGGCGAGCTTGGTGACCAGCTTGTCGTTGGCGAGGTGGTTTTTCACCTCGTCGGTCATCAGGTCTTGCTGTTTGAAGCGGGCGATCCCGCCGTGCTCCATGGCGCTGCGCAGCTCGGATTCATCCTCCATGGTGAAAGCTGCTGGCAGATTTCCCTCTTGCAGCCATGCGGTCATGGTGATCTCGGGTGGGTTCTTGAGCGCCACCGGCACCACCGGCAGGCTGCCGATTGACTTGCGAAGCAGAGCCAGCACATCGTCCGCCTTCTTGGCGGAGGAGGCATCGACCATCAGCAGGCCGTCGGCCGGGTTGAGCCAGGCGAAGGTCTGGCTGGTGCGGCTGAATGCGCGGGGCAGCAGGGTGTGCATGATCTCTTCCTTGAGCGCTTCCTTCTCTTTCTTCTTGAGGGGGCGGCCCTGCTCGTACTCGATGGCCTCCACCTTCTCTGCCAGCGCCTCCTTGATGACGGTTGTCGGCAGGATCTTGTCCTCGCGGCGGGCGCACAGCAGGATCTGGCCGGCGGCGGCATGGGTCAGGGTGCTGCCGAACTTGCCGAGTGGGCGGGTCCAGCCGAAGCGGGAAACATCCTGGCTGCCGCAGGGGGTGAAGGCGCACGCCTCCAGTTGAGTTTCCAGCTGTTCGGCGGTCAACTCGAACGGGCGGGTGAAGCGGTAAACTTGAAGGTTTTTAAACCACATGGTCTGGGTCCTTTGGTCGGTTAGTTGCGGGCTTTCTTGGCCTGCAGGTCGTGGATCTTCTTGGCTGCAGCCTCGGCGGTTTGCCTGTCGCAGGTGATGCCGCCTGGCAGAACGAACTTGCCGGGCTGCTTGGGATGGGGCATGACGACGCCCAACCCGATGACTACTGCACCGCAGTAGGGGTTTTCCGTGGCTTTCATGGGGGTCCTCGACTTATCCACCGTTTCTGTGTGGCCAGCGGTGGATGGGTTGGGGGTATCAGGCGGCGGACTGCTCTGGTAGTGATGGGGCTTCATTGCCCCAGCAATCCCAGCCTGGGGCTGCAGAGCGGGCAAAGAGCTCGATGCGTGGGACATCACCGCACAGCTTCTCGATCGCCTCTCGGCACTCGTGCGGCTTTTCGCTGTGGCGCCCCACCTTGGCTCGAATGACCGAGCGCACAGCCTTGTCTACTACCAGGTTGCTGACTTTGCCCTTGATGCCGATCAGGGCGCACTCCGCACCGGCCCGGGTTGCCCACCCCATACCGAAGTGGGGGTTGTCGTTTACGGTGCGCTTCTCCCACACCAAGCCGGTCATGGTCATGATCCGGAATCCCCAGGCTTGGCACAGGTCGATGGCCTCTTGTGGCATGCTGCCTACCCACCACATGACCAGCATGCAGTTGTCGTCTGCCAGCCTCGCCACTGGCAGCGCCTTCATGTCCTCTATCGATGTGACGCTGTACACCTGCGCAGCCCCGCTTTTCATTGAGCCGCCTGACTTCTTCGATTTGAATTGCCAGGCTGGGTCCGCGTAGATCACTCGGTACTTGTGGTTTGTGCTGTGGATGTCGATCTTCATGCAGCCTCCTTGTGCTGCTCAGCGTGCTGGCCAGCTGCGAACTTCTCCTCCCACAGCTTCACCTTGAGCTCGCAGGCATAGACGATCTGGCCGACCAGCTTCGCGCCGATCCCCTTCACCTTGTCCAGCTTGTTCCCCTGGTGGCTCATCACCTTGTAGAGGGTGTCGATCCAGGCCTCTTCCAGCGGCTTGATGGTGCGCGGCGGTAGGCCGCATTCATGGATGCTGACTGCCTTGGCCCATTCGGTGCGGGGTTGCAGGTGGGGGTGACTCTGCTCCAGTGCCTCCTGCATGAAGGCGAAGATGTCCTGCGTCATGGCATCAGGGGCCCCGGCACCATATGGCGTCGGGTAGATGGGGTTCATCCACTGGCTCAGCATGACCGAACAACCGGAGCCATCGGATTTCATGGCGTGCAGCTTCCAGTTGAGGTCATTGATGAGGTAGGGGAGGTTTGACTGCAGGCCGTGATCCACCAGGTAGACATTCCAGAGCGTGCCGTCCTCGCCCTTGTAGGTCTTGGCAAGGTGCTTGAACCAGACCAGCTTGGCATCACGGCAGCTCTCGAGCTCCATGATGACGCCGTGGCGGCTTTCCAGCTCACGATCCTGCTCGTTGATGACATCCAGCAGGTCTTTGATGCGGCGCTCGAGTTTCAGCACCTCGGCGCGGTAGGCGGCCTCATTGCTCTTGTGCTTGGCGATCGCGGTGCGCTGCAGCTCCAGCTGGTCGTTTTTCTCCTTGATGCGGCGCTTCATTCCTGCCGGGTCCATGGTCTTGAGGTCAGCCAGCTGGCGATCGGTCTGGCGGGAGGTGAATTGCAGGGCGCTGAATTTGGTCTCAATCTCGTTCAGGGCGCGCTGCGCCTTGTAGAGCTCGCCTGCCTTGGCTTCCAGATCGGCGGCGCCTTCTTGCCGCGCTGCTGCGATGCGCTGCTCGGCTTCAGCTACCTGCTGGCGCAGCTGGCTGACCAGTGCAATCTGCTCATCAAGCTCGCCATCCCGGGCTACCAGCTGGTCGATGAGCCCGTTGAACTCGTCGATATGGGCATTGGCGGCCTCGCTGATCATGGTCAGGTTGGCGGTGAGCAGGGTTTCGAATCCGCCGATGGCGGCCTTTGCCGGGCCGTCAGGCATCAGCAGGATGTTGCGGATCTGGCTGGTGAGGGTGTTCAGGGCGAGACTGGTCGCCTCGCTGGGGTTCAGCGTGGTCATGGTTGGTCCTCTGGGATTGCAAAAGCCCCGTTGGCGGCGGGGCGGGTGATCAGTAGTTGATGGTCAGGTGGTCGATCTTGTTGCTGGCGATGTGCTTGATGAGGTTGATGGCTTTCCCCTCATCGATCCCCAGGCCCATCAGGTCCATCAGGATGGCGTTGTTGATGGTGCGGCGGTGCTCCATGTCGGCGGAGCGCGCAGCATCCTCTGCGGCTTTCTGGCGCTGCTCGTCGGCGATGCGCTGACGTTCCTGCTCTGCTGCCCGGGCGGCGGCCTCTTCCGCCTGGCGTGCAGCGTTTGCTTCGGCCTGCTGGCGGGCCAGCTCGGCGGCTTCGGAATCACGCAGGGCCTGCTCTGCAGCCTGCTGTGCCACCTGGGCTTGGCGTTGGGCCTCCTGCTCGCGGTGCTGGGCGGCTTCACGCTCCAGGCGCTGGCGATTTTCTTCCTCCCGGCGGGCTTGCTCCGCCGCCTGCTCGACTATCAGGCGCTCGCGGTCGATGCGATCCTGTTCGGCCTGCTTCTGGCGCAGTTGCTCCAGCTCTGCCTGCTCGGATTCGTACTTCTGGCGGGCTGCCAGGGCCTCTCCGAGGCGCTTGGTTGCGAGCTCCTTGGCAACGGTCGCCTGGGGCAGCAGCTCTTGCCAGGAGTCGTCCATGGCGTTCTGCTCGACCTCCTGCAGCATGACCTGCAGGTCGGCGGCGGCGATCTCGATACTGGCAGAGGATCCCAGTTCATTGAGGCGGGCCAGTCGGGATTGCAGTGCTGCCACCCGGGCCTCCTCTGCCGCTTCGTACTGGGTGAGCGGGGCGCGCACCTCGTCTTTCAAGGTGTCCAGGGTGTCGCGCAGGGTTTTGCGGTTGGCGTCGATGCGCTTGGGGATCTCCTTGTACTGGTCGGTCAGCTCTTTGCCGAGTCCGTCCAGGTAGGTCTTGGTGCGGGCAACGGCATGGGCGACGCTGGCGATCTCCTTGCGCCCCTTGGGGGTGGTAATGTCGGGCACCAGGCTGGTTGCCTTCTGGCGGATATCGGCCAGCAGTTCAGCCACGCCCTGGCCCTCGGTGAACAGGGCGACGGCGGTGGTGGGTTCGATGACAACCAGTTGGGCCTGGGTTGTCTCTGTTTTGGCTTGTTCGGTCATGGCGGGTCCTTAGGATTGAAAAGGCCCGCAGTGAGCGGGCCTTGTTGGTTATTGCTGGGCGCTGTGCCCGGTACTGAGCTGCTTCTTGCGCTCGCCGGCGATCTGCTTGATACCTGCGATGATATTCTGGTCGCCGGTTTCGTTGGCCCAGGTCCAGGCGGTGGTGTAGGCCTGCTGCCATTCGGTGGTATCACATGCCCCCTCGATGGCGGCGCAGTGGTCGACGTAGGCGTTGGCGTGGTCCGCCTGGGCGGGTTCGGCCATCTGCTCATGCTCCAGGGTGACCGATTCGATGCTCTGGCCGCGGATGGCATCCAGGGTGCGGCTCTTTGCCGGTGCGCCATGCTGCGGTTGGCTACCTGGGATCTCGTTGATGATGATCTCCTTGCCCTCCATCTCCTCGGCGGTGGGCTCGCTACCTATCTCCGGCCAAGCCTTGCGTAGCGCCTGCGCCTCGGTGCATTTGGCGAGCTGGGCATAGGGCCGCTTGCGCCACATGGCGTTGGGGCACTCGGTCTTGCCGCTCTGGGTGGCGTAGTTCTCCTTCCAGCGCTCCAGGGCGTGGAAGGCAACCCGCTGGCCGTTGACCATCTTATAGACGGTGTACTTGCACCACTGCGGGTAGGTGACCTTGATCTTGGCGCTTTGGTTGTAGGGGTCTTGGAACTCCTCGGTCACATCCGGTCCGAACACGGGTTCGTCGACCCCCGCGTAGTTGCCGGAGCGATCGGCCTGGATCCGGTACATGCCGATCCCGGGCATAGGTACATCCCGCCAGACTTTCTCCTTGGAGCGGGCATCAGTCACCTGCATGGGGACGAGGTGGACCGGCTTGAGCAGAATGTCCAGGCCGCGAGCCTTGCAGTAGTCGATAGCCATGACCACCGAATCGGGGTTGGCTCCCGGGTAGATGGTGTTACACAGGGCGTTCCAGGTCGGTTCGTCGATGCCTCGCTGGACAAGAATGGGGAACTGGGCGGCGAAGTTATCGGCCGCCTGCTGTTTGAGGCTGGTGATGTTGCTCATGCTGCTTTCCTTGTCGCCCAGGCTGGGCGCTGGAGGGGTTTGAAGTCGTGCCAGTCGTTGTTGACCCGGCAGTCGTGGAAGCGATGGAGGTCGCGGCGGAACAAGTCCCTGCCAGCATCCTTCCAGTCATCCGTCAGGGGGCGCACCCGCACCGGGTAGCGGCCACAGTTCACGCTGGTGCTGACAGCCAGAAAGACGAATTCCGGCTCCTCGCCCATCACCCGGTGGAAGCCTTCGGAGTACATGGCATCCTGCACGTGGTAGCGGAAGTCCTCGACATGGCGCTCGAAGCGCCCCATATCGTCCACCGACTTCACGTCGATCATGATGGGGTGATTGCTCAGGTGGCGGTCGGGGCGGATCCGGCACAGCTCCTGGGTCTGGGGGTCAATCCAGTAGAAGGAGGCCTCGCTGTGCCCTTCCTGCTCCAGCAGCCAGCGTGCGTCCGGGTGGGCCATCACGCTGTCGCGCATCAGGTAGAGCTTGCGTCCCTCCTCGGCATCCATCACCGTCTTGCCCAGCTCGGCGCAGCTGGCCAGGAACTCTGCCTCTTCTGCTTTGCCAGTGTTGGTGCGGCGGTTGAACGGTGGGGCGATGATGAAGCGGTCTTTGAACTCGTCGGGCTCCAGCAGCAGGCAGTGGATGGCGCTGCCCATGTCGAAGGCCTTGAGCTTCTCCTCATCTACCGGGGCATTCTTGGCCCAGATATAGGTGGCCGGACTCTCGGCTATCTGGTCGAGCTGGCTTTTGCTGACCCCGGGGCCAGCGTGGTACTCCTCGTTGGAGAGGCCGAACACCCGGCCAAGCGGGTGCGCGGCGGAGGTGTCGGCGAAGGCGTTCATGCTGCACCGCCTTTGGCCTTGGCGATGGCGGCTTCTGCGCGACGAATGGCCGACTCGGGTAGCGGGACCTGACGCACGACGCAAATCTCTTTCAGGGCGCCCACTGTAATGACTAGTTCCTCCAGCAGGTCTGGCGCGGCGGCTATCAGGTGGAGATCTGATTCATCCTCATCCTCAATCGTGCTGGCGGAGATGACAATATCGTGCTTTCCACGCTTTGCGGTGACATGGCTGCCACAGGCTGCCACTGAGCCATCAGTATCTAGATGCTGCCACTCCTTCACCACCCACGGCCCTGGTGTGTGCTGTTTCATGCTGCGCTCCTGTGTTGGTACCGATCCCACTGCTCGTCGCTCATGGCATCGTGCAGGGCGGCGAGGTGACTGCGCCAGGCGGCCTGAGCCAGCTCTGCCAGCCCGGCATCGACCACCTGGTCAATGAACTGCATCAGCGGCGCTTGCCGGCCTTCGTGCATCAGCAGCCAGATAGCCTGGTTGTAGTGGCGGTGCTGGTCGGCGTTGAGCTCGCCAAGCAGGGTGGCCGGGTCGGTTTCAAGCATCCCGGCCAGTAGCAGTGGGCGGTTGGCTGCGGTCCACTCGGCGATCCACTCGGCCTTGGCGTTGGCCTCGGCCTCGCGGCTTTCGAGCAGGGCGAGCATTTCGTTGTCTCGGGTCATGGCTAGAGCTCCATTTCACGCCGAAGGGCTCGCGCTTCGTGATATTCCTCGATGGCGCGGCGGGCAGAGGCTTTGTTGCGGGCCATCCTGGCCTGTTCGGCGGATGGGGCGGCGTCTACGTGGTACTTGCGGCGGGTGGGTGGCACCATCGCGCCGCGAAATCCCATCAGCTGGGCTTCGGTCAGATTTTTCATGGTCTGGGTCCTGTGGTTGTAAAAACGAAAAAGCCCAGCAGTTGCTGGGCTCTGTTAGCGTTATTGCGTGAATACGCTAAATAGGTTTTTTACACTTACGAAGCGCATCGATGCCGATCTGAAGCTCTGGGAACTTTGCGCTTGCCGTTCTTCCTTGGAAAATAATGTCGGTTTTCTTTGAGGCATGCACTGCATTCAATAAAAAGTTCTGGCCATCATCTGATACTGGCTTTACCAACACGCCCTCATTCTTGCCGCTAACATAAGCAGCTACAGACCTGAGCTTCACACCGTTGATGGTAATCACCATGTCATCTACAGCCCCATCCGTACCTCTGAAACCAGCGGCAAACCGGCTCGGCAATGACAAAGCCAACACCCCTTGATCTGATAGAACCAAACTTATCTGGCTATCGGTGCCACCATCTCGGTCAAGATTGAACCCATGAGCCCAATCGCAGGTATCTACAACGAACCAGTTATCTTCATCAGTCTTCGCGGATATACCAAATGCCATCAACGATCCACTGAGCAGCATTGCATGCCACCAACCCCCCACTCGATTCATAACCCCTCCTTATTTCGAAGGGGGTATTATGGATCTGTTTGGGGCGGCTGTCAGCCTGCAACCCCCTGATGCAAGGGGCTCCAGGCTGGCCACTGTTGCCAGTGGCCACCATTCACGTTCACGCACCGCCTTCCGGATTGAACGGGGTATCGGCGCATCCCTACCGGCATCGGGATTTGTGGTTGTGAGCCGGTTCCAGGTTGTTAAAGAGCAGGCCCAGCCGAATTTGGCGTGAGCGAAGCCAAAGCATCCTTGCGGTGCTTGAGAAAGAGGCTTTGGCTACGGCGCTATGAGGGAAGCGCCAGACCCGGGTCAGATGGCGTTGCGGTGGAACTCAGCGCGCCAGTGGAGGAGGGCGCGGCATTTCATGGCGGTCATGGTGCGCACCTTGGCAGACTGGGCGGTGCGGGCTGCGACGAGCTGGTGCCGCTCGGTGGCCATCATGGCAACCGCCAAGCGTTGCTTGATGGCCCGGCGGCGGGCGGCGTTGCCGTTCAGGCGGTCGGCGATGGCGGCAACGATCTGGTCGGCGCGTTTTGCGGCTCTGGAAAAAAGGCGTCTGGTCATGGTACATTCACTCCTGTTGGCGAGTTGGTCCTCGCTAATTCCCACGTGATTCGTCATGCTGGGTCCTGTTGCTAGGGTTGGTCCCCTGGCAACATCCGATTGGGGTGGTACCCCAGTCCTTCAAAGCCCGCCTTGTGCGGGCTTTGTCGTTCTTACGCGCTGGTCAGGCGCCTCACTTCTGCCCTGGTCAGGGGCCGGGTCCTGTTGCTGGTTGTCGAAATTTGGTCGGAGATACAGGGATCTAACCTGTGAAGCCCTCATCCCAAATGAGGTGGCATGCCACTTGCCGAATCTCCGATGTTGGTTGCTCACCTTCCAGCAAGCTCGGTTCGGATAGGCGCGCCATCGCGTGCTGTTACGAACTAGGCGGAATCGATGACAGGTGCCGCCTCATTACCCCTTGTCATCCTTCCCAAAACCTTCACCACGATTGGCCGCCTTCCACGCTGCCCCTTGTTGCTCCCGGCCTTGGTCGTTCTCTCAAGAGGACGATGTGCAAACTGTATTCTTTAGAGAACGATTGGTCAACACCGATCTCTAAAATAAACGATATTTTTTTTGAACAACAAAAAACCCGCCGAAGCGGGTTAAGGGGAGGGAGAGGAGAGGGGGGTTACTTGATCTCGTTGCGCCTCAGTTCTGACAACTTGCCAAGCACGATAGCCTCACTGGATGTGACCGTGCCAAGCCTTGGATCGTCTACACCGTAAACCCATCCATCAATCCCCGACATTGCCCTTAGCAGCCGCGCTTGATCATTCTTTTCGAGCCTGATCAGCATTACAGCACCCTCCTCTGGAGTGCGGTCAGCCAAGCTGAAGATGCAGATGTCACCGGCCACAATGCCTGATTTTGATAGGTGATCGTTTGTGGCCTCGATGGCAATGCTGTGGCTTTGGTTCTCTGCCACCACATACCGCCCGCTATTCATGTTCGGCAGCATATCTGTTGCCAGGTTCCCCACGTCATCCAAGGTCCAGACCGGCACTTTATCCGAATTGAACTGAATGTCGTTCAGCAGATCACCACTGCTGCGGCCGGTGTATAGCCATATGGGATCAACCTTCAGCACCCTGGCAATGGAAATCAGGGATGACACTCGCATTTCACGATTCGGGTTATTGATGGTGTTGCTAATCACGCTCTTGGATAAGCCGGTACGGCGCGCAAGCTCAGACATGCTGATGCCCAACTCTTGCAGCTTTTCCTCAAGGCGTTGCCCGAAAGTTTTCATCAATAACCTCTTGTTCTCTTTAGAGACTAAATTGTAATTCCTTGACTGATCACTTTGGGAGACGTTGAAGATTGACATCGTTCTCTATAGAGGACATCATTTGCATGTCACCATGCACAGGACCCAGACCAATGAAGAAACATGAAGTAATCGGCTATTTCGGCAATATGGCCCGCGCCATGAAAGCGATCGGTATTTCCCGCAGTCTTGCCGTGAAGTGGGGGGAGGTGATCCCTGCCCAGCATGCAGTCAGCTTTGTCATCGCCAGCAACGGCGAGCTGCGGCTGGGCCTGGAGGATTACCCCCTGCTCAAGGAGCAAGACCATTCTACCCAGCAGGCCGCCTGACCACCGGCCAGCTTTTCCACCCAACATAGAGGACCAACCCCATGGGAAGAGTATCGCTCCCCGATCATGAAAATATGAGCACCCGCTCCCCGCTGCGGGTGCGCGGCACCCCAGCTCAGCGCCAGGTATGGCAGGAAGTAGGCGCTGAGTGTGGCATGACCGAAACCGCATTTGCCCGCACCTCGCTGCTGATCCTGCTCAAGGCCATATCTCAGCACGAGCCCAACATATTGGCGAGGGCCGTCAAACGGGCCAATCGGAGCCTGCTCGAGCAGGGATTTCCGCCCGTGACCGTCGAGGAGATCCTGGATGGCTCCGGTCTGCCCGAGCGCGGCCTGCTCCAGTTCAGCCAGGAAGACGAGGCCGTCTACAACGAGGAGCGCCCGCTGCGCCCCCTGCAAAAACTCATCAACTTCGTCCTCGGGAGGTAACCCATGACCATGCAACACCGTCCGCCGCGCCCGGCATCTCAGCACGTCAGCGATCGCGACAACATCGTCTTTAAGGCCGTCATGCACGAGCTGGCACTCTATCTCGATGAGCCGCTGATTTCGACTGCCCACGCCGCCGGCACCGACCGGCAGGCCCTGCGCCTGGCCCGCGAGCTTGAGGCTCGCACCCTTGAACGCGCCGAGAACCAGCCCAGCGCATAACCCTCTTTGGCCCGTCTCACCACCGGGCAGCAACACAACAGGACCCAGCAATGACCAATTCAACCATGGCCCATGGGGGCCACCCCTTGCTGAACGACCTCAACCACTGCCCACTGTGCGGCAGTGATCTGCAGTCCGGCAGCAATGACCGCGCTTATGAGTGCCCCGCCTGTGAGTACACCGAGCAGGAGGTGGCTCATGGCTAACCCGTCATCCGTTGCCATCTGGGAGCTCTATGAGCTCAAGAAGCGTGAATTGCAAGCAATGGGGTTATCCCAGCGTGAGTACGAGCTGGCCGTGCGCCAGCTTGCTGATGAGCTGGGGGTGTGAGATGAGCATGGCTCTTATGGTTAAGGCGATGTGCATCAAGGTAGGTAACCCGCTTCGCAAACTGGTGCTGATCAAGCTGGCAGACAATGCCAGCGACAACGGTGAATGCTGGCCATCACATCAGCATATTGCCGATCAGTGTGAGATCTCCCGGCGTTCAGTGATCAATCACATTGAGGCTCTGTGTGAATCCGGATTGCTGAAAAAAGAGGGTCGATTAGGGCCTAATGGCAAGAAGTCGAACATGTACGTTTTGAGTCTTGATGGTGCAGGAGCTGCACATCCGAATGTGCAGGAGATTCACCAGGGTGGTGCAGGAGCTGCACTAGGGGGTGGTGCAGGAGCTGCACATAGAATCAGTCACTCTTTAGAACCAGTCATTGAACCAGTAATACCCCTGTATCCCCCAAGGGGGAAAAATCAAAGCGCGGGACGCGTTTGCCTGATGACTGGAAACTTCCCAAAGCCTGGGGTGAGTGGGCAATGACCGAGCTTGGCCTGTTGCGAAACCAGATCCTGCTGGAGGCGGAAACTTTCGCCGACTACTGGCAATCACTGCCAGGCGCCAAGGCGGTGAAGCTGGACTGGGAGAAGACCTGGCGAAACTGGGTCCGTCGCTCCTGCACCAGCCCGTCGCGAAAACCTGCTAACCGTAAACCGGAGCCGCCGATGCCACGGGCCTTTGGCGAGGACGCTGCCCCGAGCGGCAAGCCATCGGCTCCGGCCTTCCGTCCACGCGCTTTCGGGGAGTGATGCCATGAGAAACCAAAACGTTAGCGCCATCGCCCCGCAACAGGCCGAACACCACCTGAGCGAGCGGCTCTACAGCCACGATGCGGAGTCCTCCGTGCTGGGCTGTGTGCTGCTCGATGCCAGCCTGATGGCCGAGTGCCGCCTGACCCAGGAGTCGTTCAACTCGCAGGTCCATCGCCGGATCTTTGCCGCCTGTCTGGCGCTGCACCTGAGCCGGACGCCCATCGATCTCATCACCCTGCAGGGGGAGCTGGAGCGCCGCAACGAGCTGGACATGATCGGCGGGTTCGCCTACCTGGTCGAGATCGCCAAGAACACCCCAAGCTCGGCGAACTTCAGCGCCTACCAGGAGATCGTGCAGTCCCGTTACCAGTTGCGTAAGACCTACCTGATGCTGCGTGAGGCCCTGCCGCGGCTGGAGCGCGGCGAGAACGTCTCTGACGAGCTGGCATCCTCGCTGATGCGCATCGCTCAGCCCAGTGGCAAGTACGAGCACGGTCCGGAGGAGATTGCCAGGGCGGCAGTCGATGCCATCGAGCGCTACCAGATGGGGTTTGAGCAGGGGGTCACCTACGGGATCCCCGATCTGGATGCGGCCGCCAACGGAGCGCATAACTCGGACCTGGTGATCATCGCCGCCCGCCCGGCCATGGGGAAAACCGCGCTGCTGCTGAACATGATCCTGGGCGCTCTGGCGGTGCCCGCCGGCCATTCGGTGGGGTTTATCTCAGCCGAGATGCCGGTCGCGCAGATTGGCACCCGGATCTGCTGCATGGATGGCCGCGTGAACAGCCACAAGATGCGCACCGGCCAGTTGGATGACGAGGACTGGGCGCGGCTGACGGCCGCCACCGGGCGCCTGATTGGCTCCAAGCTGCGGGTGTTCGACAAGTCCGGGGTGAGCATTGGCGAGATTGAGCGGCTCGCCCGGCGCTGGAAGCACGAGCACGGCCTGACGGCGCTCTACGTGGATTACCTGCAGCGCATCAAGGGGGTGAACCCCAACGCCGAGCGCTGGCAGCAGGTGGGGGACAACGTCATGCGGCTCAAGGAGCTGGCCCGCGAGCTGGATATCCCGGTGATCTGCCTGGCCCAGGTGAACCGGGCCTGCGAAGAACGTGGCAACAAGCGGCCCGGCATGGGGGACATCGCCAACTCGTCCGAGGTCGAGAAGGAGGCCGACCAGATCATGGTGTTGTATCGGGATGAGGTCTACGACGAGAACAGCACCGACAAGGGGACCGCCGAGATCAACTACGTGAAGAATCGCCACGGCCCGACCGGGGTGGTGCGGGTGCGCTGGCAGGCGCCATTCATGCGGTTCTGCAACCTGAAGGAGGAATACTGATGGACGCTATTGCTGTGCCAGCAAGCCAGATCTTGCAAGAGTGGGAGGCTGAGATGCGCATCAGGGCGAAGTTGACACCACCAGAGTTGGCAGCTCGGGAGCGCCAGCAACGCATGGTCAGAGAACGGGAGATATCCCGTGCCTTTGGGCGGCGCTATCGCATCGAGGAGGATTGCTGACATGTTCAATCCTGATGTGATCGTCGCGGTCGTGGCCGCGAAATTCTGCCGGGTGGTGATCTATCCCGCCGTGCGGGGCTGGTGTGGGGAGCGGATGCAGCTCGAGGTGGCCGACGAGATCGATGCGCTGGGATACACCGACCAGCGGCGTGGCGCAGGGCATTGGCTGGTGCAGAGCACGACGCCGGAGCGAGTGGCGGAGGAAGCCGCACGGCTGAGAGCCGCGCCAGTGCTGGTGTTGCGGTGCAATGTCTCGTTTGGGGCTGTGGATAACTTCGAAGAGGAGGGCCTTGCCAACCAGTGACACAAGGGGTAGCGCCCCGTACCATTGCCAGTGCCGGATCTAGACCACCCGGCAGTTTGACCAAAGGACCCAGACCATGACCAAACCACATACCCGAGATCTATCCATCGCGACCCAGTTGGGGCGCGTGATATCCATCATGAGCGACGGCAAGGCCCGCACCCTGCGCGACATCAAGCGCGAGTGCTGGAGCCGTTACGGCCACGCCGACACCCAGGCCGCCATCAGCGCCAGACTGCGTGAAGTTTGCTGCTACGGCTGGGCGAAGTATTCCAGCAACCAGGTCATCGACGGCAAGCAGGTGTGGCATTACCGCATCGAGCTGCCTCCCACCACCGAGGCCGTAGCGGCTAAGGCGGTGGCAGCATGAGATTCACCCACGCTATCGCAGCCGTTCTGGCCGCCACTGCAGCCCAATCGCCCTGGTTCAACCCGCTTGATTTCAAGCCTGGACATGGCTTCTGCATCCCCAACCCGCGCAATGACCGGGCCGCACAGCGTCAGCGTGCCGCCTCCAAGCGCCGCAACAAGTCCAAGCGGGGGTGAGGATGGAACTCACCCTTCTGAAAATGTCCGGCGGGGTACTTGCCCCGTCCACTCCGGCCGATGCCGAAGCCATCAAGCTGATGCCGATCGGTACCACCATCCTGGCCAAGGGCAAGGGGCGCCGCAACCTGGCGTTTCATCGCCGCTTCTTCGCCCTGCTCAACCTGACTTTCGATTACTGGGAGCCAACTGGCGGCATGGTATCGCCAGCCGAGCAGGGGATCCTGTCCCGGTTCGTTCGCTACCTCGCCCAGTTCGGCGCTGGCAACGTGCTGAACAAGGCCAAGGATGAGTTTGTCGACCAGCTGGCCAGCAGCCGTATCGAGCGCCACGGCCCCCAGGCTGAGAAGTCGTTTGAGGTGATGCGCAAGTGGCTCACCGTCGAGGCCGGTTATTACACCGTGGTGATGCTGCCGGATGGCGGCATGCGCAAGGAGGCCAAGAGCGTCAGCTTTGCCAAGATGGATCAGACTGAGTTCTCCGACCTGTACCGGGCTGTGTTCGGGGTCTGCTGGCGCTATGTGCTGAGCAAGCAGTTTGCCACCGAGGAGGAGGCTGAGAACGCCTGCGCCCAGCTGATGGGGTTTGCCGGATGAGATTCGAGACCAGCCCAATCCGCTCCAGCGACCTGCGCGATGGCGCTCGCGGCCAGCTCTGCAAGATCCAGCTTGCCGGGGTCTGCATCGGTGGCACCGAAACCACCGTGCTGGCTCACCTGCCAAGCGCCCCGCATGGGATGGCCCTCAAAGGGGATGATTTGGTGGCGGTTGAGGCGTGCTGCGCTTGCCATGACGCCATTGATGGCCGTATTGCCTACGACTGGCAGCCCGGGGAGCGTGAAGAGGTCACCTATAGCGCCCTGACCCGTCAGCTGCATAGTTGGGTGGTGCGCGGGCTTGTCAGTGTAAAGGGGGCCGCATGAGCGACAAGGTTGTCAATCTCGCAGAGGTGAGCAAGGAGAGCGGCATCAACGTCGTCTCCATCCTGGAGCAGGTACTTGAGAGCGCCAAACGCGGCGAGGTCATCAACTGCCTGATCGTGACGGTCAACAGCGATTATTCCTGCTCCCGAGCCTGGGCGAACGGCTACCAGCCTTTCACCTTGCTGGGTCAGCTGGAGAACGCCAAGGCCGGATTCATGGCGGCGCACCTCGAATGATCCACCTATCCGCCGTGGAGGCAGGCCGCCTGCTCAGCAAGCACCCGAAGGCCAAGCAAGTGGTGGCGAAGGCCAAGAAGGCGCAGCAGGTGGTCGACCTGCACCAGCGCGTGCTGGCCCAACTGGTCGGCCTTCCTGACCCCGCCACCGAGCTGTTGTTTCACCCCAAGCGCAAATGGCGCTTCGACTACGCCTGGCCCACTCGCATGATCGCCCTTGAGGTCCACGGCGGGATCCACTCCGGTGGCCGGCACACCCGGGGGAGGGGGTTCGTAGAGGACCGGGCCAAGATGAACGAGGCCACCTTGCTCGGGTGGACCGTGCTGGAAGTTACCCCGGAACACATCAAATCCGGCCAGTTGCGTGCCTGGCTGCTCGCCGCTTTCAATCAGGACCCAGGCCTGAGGACCAAACCATGACCAACTCTATCGAAATGGCTCTGCGCCTATTCTCGCCGAAGGGGGCGCTCCATGAGCCCGCCGCCGGCAGGCAGTTCAATGCTCTGGGCCGGGACGAGTTTATCGGCGCCCTGCAGGTTGCTGCAAAGAACAACCCCCAGGGGCTCCAGTTCCTCATGGCTGACCACCTGGGGGATGAACAAGCCCTTGCGTCGCTGCTGACGCACTTCAGCGCCACGCTGGGCAGCGACGAGGCCGGTGGTATGGCCATGGCAATCCTGCTGCGCCGCCCGCTGCCTGAGCAGTTGGAGCACTTGGTGCTGTCTCACCCACACTATGACAAGGAGCGCCGCCGGGCCGCCGTGGTGATGGAGAAGGCCAAGCGCGCCCACCGGTCCGGCAATGACCACGAGTACCAGCGCCTGCTGGCCGAGCGGAACGAGATCCTGCAGTTGGCTCGCGACCACTGTGTCGCCGAGATGCTGCGGTCAGGGCGTTGCCCGCACTGCAATGGCACCGGGATCCGCCCGCGTAAGGGTGACGACTGCCCCAAGTGCCAAGGCACCGGCCGGGTCGTGCCACACGTAGAGTTGGTGTCGCGGCGGTTCGGGCAGGAGATGCGGCAGGCCGTAGAGCGTGCCGTTGATGAGGTGATCCACCAGGCGTCAGACCTGTCAAAGCTTATGGGCCGGCAGGTGAGGGAGATGCGGGCGGCTTAGGTGCGGAGCATTCGCCGCCGAGCAGGCGCAACCCCATGAATAGACGCAGTGATTGAATCCACCCCTCCCCGGCGTTAGTATTGCTCAAAGATGGCCAGAGTCCCCGTGACCCTGGCCTTTTTCATTTCTGGCCCGCCTCGTGCGGGCTTTGTCGTTTCTGGAGGGGCGATGACGCCTGACAAGGATCCACAGAACTACAGCGTGCTCGCCTATCTGGCATTCGGCGGGCTGAGCGTATGGGGAGGGCTTGTGACCTACATACAGACGGTGAAACGCGAGGGAAGGCAGTTCCGATGGGCCGAGGCGCTGCTGCAGGTGGTGGTGTCAGGGTTCGCCGGGATGTTGACCATGCTGCTGAGCTGGTACATCGCAGCCCCGCTCCCGTTGTGCGGCTTCATGGCTGGCCTGGCTGGCTTGATGGGGTCGAAAGCACTGGAGCTGTACGAACGCCGGGCAACCGGCTGGATGGGAGGGAAGGAGTGATGGTGAAAATGCGCTGGGTAGATGAAGCCCGTAGGCATATCGGGTTGACGGAGATTAAGGGGCCCCAACACAACCCCGAGATCGTGGCGATGTGGAAAGCAATCAAGCGGGGCGGGATTAAAGACGATGAAACCCCATGGTGCGCCGCCTTTGTCGGGGCGTGCCTGGAGCGGGTCGGCATTCAGTCCACCCGGTTCGAGGGGGCGCGCTCCTATGCCTCCTGGGGGGAGAAGCTGGAAAAGCCGGTGGCGGGCTGCGTAGTGGTGTTCTCCCGGGATGGTGGCGGACACGTTGGGTTCGTAGTGGGGCAGGACAAGGCTGGCAATCTGCTGGTTTTGGGCGGCAACCAAGCTGACGCGGTGAACGTGAAGGCGTTCCCTCGCTCCCGGGTAACCGCATACCGCTGGCCCGCCGGTGAGCCGAAGCCTGTAGGGGAATTGCCTGTGATGGCTGCGGCAGAGTTCTCGAAGTCCGAGGCATAGGCGCAAGCCTTGCCAATATCGCCGGGTAACCGGTAACAGCAGAGGAGAGTGCGATGGAACACATCGTTGAGGTGGTCATCAACTGGATTGTCATCCTGATGGCTGTAGTGGGCGGCGCGTCCATGGTGGTGCAGGGGCTGGCCAAGATCGCGGCCGTCACCCCGTCCACCCGGGACGATGAGGTGATCGGGAAGGTGCAGGCCTTCTTGGTTGGCCTGACCAAGGTGCTGGACAAGCTGGCTATGAACCTGCCGGCTGAGAAAGCCAGGAAGCAATAACATGAACAGCTTGCTCCAACTGCTCGACATTCTAACGGCCCTTCTGGGCCGTTGGCTTAAGCAGGAGAGGGCAAGGGAGGTGCAGGAAAGCCATGACAAGAATCATGCGGACCCACAGGGGCGTTTTGCTGAGCGTTTCGGTGCTGCTTCTGGCCAGTTGCCAGACAGCTCCAAGCCAAACAGCGAACTGCCCGCCACCCACACCCAGGCTGACATGGAACCCCGCCGCTAATGGCGGGGTTTGTCTTTCTGGGGAATCCACAGCCGACCTACTGGACTATCTCGATGCACTGGAGCGATGCGGTGGTTAATGGCATTACCGTGACCGGGGTTGTTACTCAGGTGAGGGAGTATGACGGGAGTCAGGCCCTGGTCACCCTGAATACTGGCGTCTCCGTCGTGGTACCGGCTACCCATGAGCCTGTACCTGGTGATGCCATCGTCGAAGGCGAGCTATCTCTCTAAATGGCAAAGACCGACTGGGCACAGCTCAATGCAGAGTTCCTGCAGGAGCATGAAGCGACAGGCATCAGTGCGAAAGACTGGTGCGACAGCCGCGGCCTGAACTACAACTCGGCGCGTCGCTATTTGAAATCTCGGGGGCAACCCCCTGCGCAACCTGATAAATCTCGCGTAGCTGCGCAATCTGCGCATTCCGACGTGCGCAAAACTGCGCAATCTGCGCAAAGTGCGCAAACCAAGGGGAATGAGGCCAAGGCCAAAGGGGGAGAGCGAGAAGGGGAGAAGTCCTCCGCATCCACAAAATCCCAGCCCGAGCCTGACCAGACCTCGAAAAACAAAGGGCGTGATGGCTCCGGCCGTTTCGTCCGTGGCGAGTATGAGGGCAACCCTAACCCGCCAGCCAACATCAAGCCCGGCATGCAGATAGCCAAGACCCACGGCGGTTATGCCAAATTCCTCGATGCCGAGGAGCTGTTCGACCAGGCCCGCGAGTTGCAACTGCGCGACGAGCTGGACTTCACCCGGGCTCGCGTCATCTCCGTCACCCAACTGCTCAAGGGACTGCAGCAGGACCTGGTTAACGCCACCGAGATGACCGACCGGATCGCGCTCTATGACAAGATCCTGAAAGCCGAGCAGGCCCTCGACCGCAACATCCAGCGGATTGAGTCCATCGAGCGGACCCTGAGCGCCCTGCGCATCGACGAGGTGAGCGTGCCGAAGATTGAGGAGGATACTCGCCGCATCCGGGCTGCTGCCCGCAAGCTGACGGCCGAAGCCGATCGGCTGGAGAAGGATGGCGGCAGCGATACCACCCCAGTGAGTGAGATGCTTTCGGAGTTGCACGACATGGGCACCGGAGGGCTGATGTCGTGACAGTGGCCGAACTCGACATCTCCGCCATGACTGAGCAGGAGCAGATTGCGGCTATCCGCGAAAAGCTCAGCGATAAGTGGTGGCGGATGAACAACCTCTACATGATCGAGAACGAGCAGGGCAAGCTGGTGCGCTTCCGGCTGCGCCCGGCGCAGGAGCTGCTGTTCCGGACCATGTGGTACCTGAACATCATCCTCAAGGCGCGTCAGCTCGGATTCTCCACGGCTATCGACATCTATCTGCTGGACGAGGCGCTGTTCAACAAGAACCTCAAGTGCGGGATCATCGCCCAGGACCTGACGGCTGCAGGCGAGATCTACCGTACCAAGATTGAAGTGCCCTTTGATAACCTGCCGGGCTGGCTCAAGGCCCAGTTCAAGGTGGTGACCCGGCGCGGTGGGGCGAATGGCGGGCACATCCTGTTCCGGCACGGCTCCAGCATCCAGGTGGCCACCTCATTCCGCTCCGGTACCGTCCAGCGCCTGCATGTCTCCGAGCACGGGAAGATCTGCGCCAAGTACCCGGAGAAGGCCAAGGAGGTGCGCACCGGTACCCTCAACGCCATTCACCCTGGGGCGATCGCCTTTATCGAGAGCACAGCGGAAGGGGTGGGCGGCGACTTTCACAGCATGAGCATGAAGTCTCTGGAGCTGGCGCGAGCCTCTGGTGAGCTGACCCAGCTGGATTGGAAGTTCCACTTCTTCGCCTGGTGGCAGGATCCCAAGTATCGCGCCGACGTCCCCGCTTCCGGTGTGGTGATGAGCAAGGCCCAAGCGGAATACTTCGCCGCGGTGGAGAAGGCGATGAGCTGTACCATCAGCGACGAGCAGCGGCAGTGGTACGTGCTGAAAGAGGGCACGCAGCGTGGGGAGATGAAGCAGGAGTATCCCAGCACGCCGCTGGAAGCCTTCCTGACCTCTGGGCGCCGGGTGTTCGACCCCATCGCCACGATGGAGGCAGAGGGCGATTGCATGGCCCCGCTCATCGTCTATGACGTCGACCCGGTCACCGGCAGGCGCGAGAAGGCCCGCAAACCGGAGAAGCTGGACGAGCAGGGACAGCGCTCGCTCGAGAACATGCTGCTGGTCTGGGAGCTGCCAGATCCCGACGAGGATTACGCCATCGGCGCCGATGTGGCGGAAGGACTGGAACACGGCGACCGCTCAAGCCTCGATGTGACAGCCAAGAGCGACGGCCGGCAGGTGGCCCACTGGTTTGGGCATCTCGACCCGGGGCTGTTTGCCCAACTGCTGGCCCACGTCGGCCGCTTCTATGGCACCGCAGAGCATGGCCCGGCCTACATCGGCCCAGAGCGCAACAACCACGGTCATGCCGTGCTGCTCAAGCTCCGCGAGATCTACCCGACCCGGCGCATCTACACCCAGGAGCACATCGACCGGGACCGCGACGACGAGACGCCACGCCTCGGCTGGCTCACCACCCGGCAGTCCAAGCCGATCCTGGTTGATGGCCTCAAGGCCCTGCTGCGTGCCGGTCAGTCCGGGATCCGCTGGATAGGTACCATTTCCGAAGCCACCACCTACGTCTACGACAAGAGCGGCAGCATGAACGCCCAGGACGGCTGCTACGACGACCAGCTCATGAGCTACATGATTGCCCAAGAGATGCGTGCCCGGATGCCGGCTCGCATCGTCAAACCTGAATCCTCCCGCAAACCCAAGCACTGGATGGCCAACTGATGATCAACGCCCAACCCAAGGCCCCTGAAAAAGGCGGCCTCGATACCCCGCGCCTGCTCAAACTGATGAGCGATATCAATGGCCAGCCGGACTGGCGAAGCCTTGCCAATCGAGCCTGCGCTTACTACGACAACGACCAGCTGCCACCTGCAGTGAAAAAGGCACTCGATGAGCGCGGGCAGCCCATAACTATCCACAACCTCATCGCCCCGACTATCGACGGCGTGCTGGGGATGGAGGCCAAGAGCCGTACCGACCTGATGGTGATCGCCGATGACCACGACGACGAGCTGGAGCAGCTGGCGGAGGCCGTCAACGCTGAATATGCCGATATGTGCCGCCTGGGTGGACTGGACCGAGCCCGGGGCGAAGCGTATGGCGGCCAGATCAAGACCGGTGTGGGCTGGGTTGAGGTATGCCGCCGCGATGACCCGTTCGGCCCGCGCTACAAGTTCAGCAATGTCCACCGTGACGAGGTTTATTGGGACTGGCACAGCCGGGAACCTGACCTGAGCGACTGTCGCTGGCTGATGCGCCGTCGCTGGGTTGATCTGGATGAGGCCAAGACTATGTTCCCGAGCAAGGCCAAGGCGCTGGAATGGGGGGTGAACGACTGGGAGGGGATGGTAAGCCTGACCGCCATCGAGGGGATGGACCCCAACCTGGTCAGCGCCTATGACGAGTGGAGCCAGTTCAGCGGCAAGGAGATAGAGTGGTGCAGCCGGGAGCGGGACCGGGTGTTGCTGCAGGTGGTCTACTACCGCACCTACACCATGCGTCAGGTGCTGAAGCTCGACTCAGGTCGGGCGCTGGAGTACGACAAGGCCAATCAACTGCACCTGGCTGCTGTGGCCATGGGGCGCGCCAAGCTGGAGCGCTGCCCTGTGGCCGTGATCCGGGAATCCTGGTTCGTCGGCCCCCATCACCTAGTTGATCGACCCTGCTCAGCGCCCCACAACATGTATCCGCTGGTGCCGTTCTGGGGGTATCGCAAAGATCGCACCGGTGAGCCATATGGGCTGATTGTTCGAGCCATGCCGGCGCAGGACGAGGTGAACCTGCGGCGCATCAAGCTGACGTTCCTGTTGCAGGCCAAGCGCGTCATCATGGACAAGGACGCCACCAACATGAGCCGGGATCAGGTGCTGGAACAGGTCGAGCGCCCGGATGGCTATATCGAGCTCAACCCTGACCGCGCCAACAAGACCAGTGTGGCCGATGCCTTCAAGGTGGAGCAGGACTTCAACGTTGCTGCCCAGCAGTTCCAGGTGATGCAGGACTCGGTGAAGCTGATCCAGGACACCATGGGGGTTTATGCCGCCTTCCTGGGCCAGGGCTCCACCGGACAATCTGGTGTGGCCATCAGCAACCTGGTGGAGCAGGGGGCAACCACGCTCTCCGAGATCAACGACAACTACCGGATGGGCTGCCAGCAAGTGGGGCAGCTGGCGCTGGCGTACCTGCTGGAAGACATGGCCAGCAAGCGCAACTACAAGGTGACCGTGAACCGGGATGACCCCCGCCGCCGCAAAGCCGTGGTGGTCAACGTGGAGCAGGAGGATGGCAAACTCACCAATGATGTGACCCGGCTGCGGGCCCATATCGCACTGGCGCCGATCCAGCAGACTGCCGCCTACAAGCAACAACTGGCCGAGCGGATGACCCAGGCTATGGCCCAGTTACCGCCAGAAGCTGCAGCAGCATGCTTTGACCTGCTGGTCGAGCTGATGGATGTGCCGCGCAAGGCAGAGTTCGTGGAGCGGATCCGCAATGCCCTGAACATCCCGAAAGACCCGGACGAGATGAGCGACGAGGAACGCGCAGCCGCCGAGCAGCAAGCCCAGCAGGCTCAGATGCAGCAGGAGCTGGCCATGCGCGAGATGCAGGCCAAGCTGGCCGAGCTGGAGGGCAAGGCCGCCAAGTGGCAGGCAGAGGCCCAGCGCATCACCAAGCTGACCGACTCTATCCGCTTCGAGGACGCCCTCAAGCAGGCCCAGACCGGCAAGACGTTGCAGGAGATGGAGCAGCTGGCAGCCCAGCAGCAGGCGATGCAGACCGAGCAGGCAGCCCTGCAGGCCCAGCTGTTGGACACCATTCAGCAGCAGATAGACGCGATCGCGCTCTGATAGTTGCTTTCCTAATCGCCCAGCGTTAGGATTTCTCCATCATGGCCCAGTCTTTCGAGATTGGGCCTTTTCATTTCCAGACCCGGCCATAGTGCCGGGTTTTTTATTTGGAGCAGGCCGTGACCGACCAGCAACACATTGATGCCGAAATGGAGCGCGAGATCCAGACTCTCGGACTGACAGCGCCGCGTGTGACCCCTGACCAGATCGATGCGCTGATGCGTGGCGTTCGCTATGAGGTGCAGGTTGTGCCTGGCACCACAACCACGCTGGCCACCGCCATTGCTGCCAACGGCTTCACCCTTGCCATCGGCATGACCGCCTGCGCCGACCCGGCCAACTTCAATGCAGAGCTTGGCGCCAAGTACGCCATCAAGGATGCCGAAGCCAAGGCCCGTCAAGAGCTGTGGAAGCTGGAAGGCTGGCGGCTCAAGTGTCACCTCGAGAAACCTGTGCTGTTGGTGAGCGGCGCCTGCCAGATGTCAGGTGCCCTCAACGTGGACAAGGTGCGCGGTGTTGATGGCGGAAGCCCAAAACCAAGCCACGTCGAGCGCATGCACATGGAGCAAGAACAGCTGGCAGAGCGCACCGGCAAGCTGGAAACCTTTATTCCGAGCGAAACATTCAAGCAGCTCCCTCATCAGGAGCAGAACCGCATGAAGCGCCAGCTTGTCGCGATGCGTGAATATCTGGCCGCGCTGAATGAGCGCATTGACGCAGCAACGAATCACTAGCGATAGACGACAGCCCTTGCCCGCCTTGTGCGGGCTTTTTTGTGCCCAGCCCCAGCCGGGGAGCGCTTTCACCGAGAGCCTTCCCCCGCTTGGGCAGCGATACCACCCACTGAAAACCCACGAGGACAACCATGGATAAGAACATCGACAACCTGACCGGCACTGAGAGCCTGGACGAACTGGAAGCCATGCTGGAAGCGATCGAGCGTGAGCCCGATGGCGAGCTGGATGATGGCACTGGCACCGAGCAAACGGACGTACAACCCGCGCCGTCGGCGGGCGAGGTGGCAGCCGGTAACGAACAGGGCAGTACCGAGCAGGGCGGTGAAGGGGTCGCGGAGCCTGAGAAGGTGATCCTGGCCAAGAGCGGTCAACACACCATCCCGTATGAAGTGCTGGAGCAGGCACGCAATGAAGCCAAGCAACTGCGTGAGCAGCTGGCTCAGTCGCAGCAGGCCCAAGCCGAACGGGACAAGCTGGCCGCCGTGTTAGAGCAGAACGGCATTGAGCTGGACACCAGCGATCCCGATAGCATCGATGTCGCTGCTATTGAGGAACTGGCCCAGGACTACCCCGACCTTGGCAAACCGCTGGCGGCCATCGCCCGCAAGTTGCAGAAGTTGGAGCAGCCCGCCCAACCCGCTATCAACCCGGTACAGGCCGCACTGCAGGCGGTACCTGATCTGGTGAGCTGGCGGGAAAAGGACCAAGACCGTTTCGACTTCGCCATCATCGTCGATGAAAAGCTCCAGGCTGATCCCGCGTGGCAAGGCAAGTCGCTGGATGAGCGATTCGCAGAGGCGGCGCGCCGCACCAAGCTGGCCTTTGGTGACGAGGTCATCCCTCCCACCAAGGCACCCGGCAAGGAGGCCGATAAGCCTGCCGATTTCATCCCGTCCAGCCCCTCGGCTCTCGGCCAGACCCATCATGCAGCCCCCACTGGTGTGGAGCGCTTTGGCGCCATGTCTCAGACCGAGCTTATCGGCGAGATGGGCGCCATGACGGACGCCCAAATGGAGGCGCTGCTGGAGCAGGCCGGGTACTAACCCACCAACCGTTTATACAAGCCAACCCCGACCACTGTGTCGGGGTTTTTGTTTTCATGTAGGAGAGGATCATGACCCAAGTACCCTCGGCGCAAGCCAACAAGATTTTGCAGGCGGCGTTGTTTACGTCTGCCAACCGTTCCCAGTCGCTGGTGAACATGCTGACCGAAGAGGCGCCGAAGGGCGTGAAAATTAATAACGGTAAGCAGACCCACCATGGCGCCCCCGTTGTCCGCATTACCGATCTCGCCAAGGGGGCGGGCGATGAAGTGGATATGCAGCTGTTCCACCAACTGTCTGGCCGTCCGACTATGGGCGACAAGAAGCTGGCAGGGCGCCTCGAGAGCATGTCCTTCGCGGACTTCTCGCTCAAGATCAGCCAGACTCGCCACGGCGTGGATGCGGGCGGCAAGATGAGCCAGAAGCGCACCAAGCACGACCTGATCAAGACCGCTCGTGCCCTGCTGGCAGACGGCTACTATGGTCGTCTGGTAGATCAGCGAGGCTTTGCTCAGCTGGCCGGTGCTCGCGGTGATTACTCGGCCACCGATATCATCTTGCCGCTGGCGGATGATCCCGAGTTTGCTGAGATCATGATCAACCCGCTGACGGCACCAACCTACGAGCGCCACTTCTTCGGCGGGGATGCGACCTCCTTCGAAGCCATCGACGCTGCAGATCGCTTCAACCTCGGCTGCGTGGACAACATGTCGTTGTTCCTGGCCGAGATGGCCAACCCCATCCAGCCGATCCGCATGGTGGCGGACCCGTCCGGTGGTGAGCCGCTCTATGTGCTCTACGTGACCCCGCGCCAGTGGCACGACTTCTACACCTCCAGCTCCGGCAAGGACTGGCAGGCAATGTTGGCTTCCGCGATGGAGCGTAGCAAGGGCTGGAATCACCCCATCTTCCGCGGGGAAGGTGCAATGTGGCGCGGCATCCTGGTCAAGCAATACAAGGGCATGCCGATTCGCTTCAACCAGGGCAGCACCGTCAAAGTGTGTGCCGCCAACTCCACGACCGGGGCGGAAGTGGACAAGGTTGCCGGTACCTTGATCGACCGCGCCGTGCTGCTGGGTGGCCAGGCGCTGGCCAACGCCTTCGGTTCCGGTGAGCAGGGGGGCTCCTTTGGCATGCACCAAGAGCCGGCCGACCATGGCAACTCGAACGAGATCTCGATCCGTTGGGTCTCCGGCCTGCAAAAGATCCGCTTCAAGCAGCGCAACGGCAACATTCAGGACCATGGTTGCATGGTGCTGGATACCGCGGTGAGTGCCATCGCTCGCTAAGCCGCTGACCCATGGGGCTTCACGGCCCCATTCCAACACTATCTGACCAGACAAGGAGCCATATCATGGCCAAGACTACTCTGATTGCCAAAGCGTACCGCTGGTTTGTCGGCGCGTTCGGCAACCTCTCTATCTCCCCGACCCTGGTGGCCAAGCTGGCTGCCGTACCCGCTGGCGATGTTGTCGCATACGGCGACAAGGTGGAGCCCAACCTGAAAGTGGTGGGTGTGACGATGTTCAGCACTGGGCTGGGCGCGAGTACCACCATCACGGCCAAGATCGGCACGACCACCATCATCAACGCCGAGAGCACGGTGGGGGCGGTGGCAAAGTATTACCCGGTTGATGACCTGATGACCGAGCCTGACCAGGAGATCACCCTCACGGTTGGCGGCGGCGCTGCGACGGGCACAGTCAAGCTCAAGCTGCATTACGAGGTAGTCGGCAACCTGTAAGGCTGCCGATCACTGTCCGCCCGGCCCTGTGCCGGGCTTTTTCGTTTCTGAATAGGAGTCATCGCCATGAGCGACAAGATTGCCGTGGTTTACATCGGCGACAAGCCGAGCAAGAAGGATACCGTCACTGGCAGCCGCCTGGTGTTCCCGCGCCATACCGCGGTGGATGTGGAGAGTCACATCGCCATGCAACTGCTGGAGTTCCCGAGCGTCTGGATCCGTCATGAGGCACTGGCTGGCGAGCTGGAGCGGCAGGAGACCGCTGCCCAGGCTACCGCCGACGAGCAGGCGCGCATCGCCACCGAGCAGGCCCGCCTTGCGGAAGAGCAGAGCATGGTGGTCGGTGAGCGTGATCTGGCCAAGATGACCTCTGCCCAACTGGCCACCCTGGTGGAAGGGGAAGATCTGGATATCGAGCCGCAGGGCCCGCAAGAGAAGGTGCCCGAATACCGGGTGCGCGTGCGTGATGCCCTGAAGGCCAAGCTGGCAGAGCAGGGGGAATAGCATGCAGATGGTGTCGCGTGAGCAGTTCCTGCCCACCGTCAGGCTGCACATCACCGGCCCGCTCGAAGTCATGCTGAGTGAGGCCGTCACAGAGGCGGCCATCACGTTCTGCCGGGAGTCGGCCTTGCTGACCCTTGACCGACTACTGCCCAGCGCGTCAGCCGGCAGCCTGGTGGAGGTCTGCAACATCAGCGGGATGACATCGTGCAATGTGCTGCACCTGACCGGTGAAGGGGGCGCGCCATTTGTCAGTGGGCGAGACTTCTTCGCCATGTCGGCCAATGAGCTGAGCATCCTGACTGATCTCAGCGATGCGCGGATCTGGTATGTGGCTGCCCCGGTCAAAGGTGCCACCGACCTCCCAGCCCAGCTCTACCACGATCATGCCGATGCCATTGCCCATGGCGTCGCAGCCTTGCTCTATGCCCAGCCAGACCGCCCTTGGTCTGACCCTAAGCGGGCAGGATACCACCGGGCTGAGTTTGTCGAAGGTTGGCGCCGAGCTGGCCGGTTCCGCAAAGAGCACAGCGCCCCGACCCAGGTCGAATTCCACAACCCGCCCCGCAAACACACTTTTTTCTAAAGGACTCCACACATGGCAACCGTTACCGTTGACTCGATCTTGAAGCGGGTAAATACCCTGCTCAACGATCGCACCTGGGTTCGCTGGCCCAAGCAGGAGCTGTTGGACTACTACAACGATGCCGCTAAGGCGATCGTGTTGATGCGTCCTGACGCCCACACCAAGAACGTTCAGTTCAACTGCGTCTCTGGTACCAAGCAGACTCTGCCAGCAGATGCTTTGCGGCTGATCGAGGTGCTGCGCAACGCCGACGGCAAAGTGATTCGCTTCGTGCCGCGGCGCGCCCTCGATGACAGTTACCCTGACTGGCATGCAGGTAAGGATGGCACCAGTGTGGCCGCCTACACCTATGACGATCGGGACCCCAAGAACTTCTATCTCTACCCGGGCCCCGCCGCCGCAGTGAAGGTGGATGTGATCTACTCCGTAGCGCCGCAATCCAAGGTGCTGACGGACGTGGAAAACGTGGGCACGCCGGCGCTGGCCGATCTGGATGATATCTACATCAATCCGTTGATAGATTTCATCATGTACCGGGCCTTCTCGAAGGACTCCGAATACAGCGCCAACTCCAATCGTGCTGTCGGCCACTACAACGCCTACCTGCAGCAGTTGGGTGAAAAGACCCAGGTTGATGCCAGCCTGGAGCAGCGCAAGACCGAAGGATTCTCCCGCGTGACCGGGCAGTAAGGGGGCAGCATGGCTGGAGTGTGGAAGCGTGACGGTACGGTGGCCGTCACCAATGGCAACAAGAAGGTGACCGGTACCGGGACCACCTTCGCAGACACCAAGAACGGGGTGGCCAAGGGCCACCTTTTTTGTATCACCAGTGGCACCTCGGTGGATTTCTACGAGGTGGACTACGTGGTGTCCAACACGGAGTTGTATCTGGTGCAGGCCTATCGTGGCGTTACTGCCACGGGCAAAGCCTACGAGATCATCACGACTTTCTCGGATTCCGTCCCTGAGTTCGCCCGCCGACTGACCGCCACGCTGAGTGCCTATCAGCAGCAGAGCGATGCTTTTCAGGCGCTGCTGACGAGCACTGCCACCACTGTTGAGGTGACTGCACCGGATGGAACCAAGCAAACACTGATCCCGTGGAAGCGGGTGACCAGCGAGGGCGAAGGCCAGGCGGCCCGCGCCAAGGTCGAAGCCGACCGGGCAAATACCGAAGCGGATCGCGCCGCTGCGGCCGCCAATGCCACGGCCGAAGCCGGGACCGGCTCGCTGATGCGCGTGGGCGGCGCCACCATCCTCGATGCGGAGCGCTACGCCCTGGAGCGGGCAACCGGCGGCAGCCAGACCATCATTCGCGACAGCGCTGGCAACGCCAATGCTATGTTCGTGCTGCCGCGCTTCAGCTACGCCGACCTGGGCATGACTGCCGATATGGGCACTGGCGATGTGACGGCGTTCGATTTTGGCAGCGGCAGCATCAAGAGCGAGATATTCATCGGCGCCTATCTTGCGTCCGGCTCTGGCGCTGTCAGCGCGCCGCGGCAAGATCCCCGCACCTGGCTCGATCACACCGCCGCCCGCAACGCCTGTAGTGCAAAAGGCGCAGGCTGGCATCTGATGACGGCGCACGAATGGGCGGCAATCGCCCTGTGGTGCATGGCCAACGGCTACGAGCCGATTGGCAATACCAACTGGGGGCGCAGTCACGCCCAGACTCGGATGGTAGGCGATCGGGCCGACAATAGAGCGCCGGGTGATGCAGCCGGCACGGGGCGAACCCAGACCGGCTCGATGGGGTCCGAGGCGACGCATACTCGCACGCTGGGCGGGATTGCGGATCTGGTCGGCAACGTCTGGGAGTGGCAGGACGGATTGCTGCTGCAAGATGGGCGCTTTAAGATTTCTGCCTACAACACCCAGGCCGAAGTTGACTGGGCGTTCGCTGATGCGTTTTTTGATGCGTCAACACCAACCGGTGGATCGGCCATCCTGTCCAACGCAGTCAACAACAGACTGGGAGCCATCGGAGACAACGCCAACGCAGGCAACTCAGCCAACGTAGAGTGGCGAGCAATGACAAAATCAGGCAGCTACGTCAGCAATCAGGCGATGAAGCGGCTGCTGCTGGAGCCGGCTGGGGCATTGCCGCAGGGCCGCCTTTATATGCGTAACTTCGGCGAGCGACTCCCGTATCGTGGCGGCACTTGGAACCACGGGGCCGGCGCTGGCCTAGTTGCGCTCAGTCTGGGCAACTCGCGCGTGTACACGAGCGCGGACATCGGGTTTCGCCCCGCCTTTGCTTGAGCTTTGGGCCTTGGGTTTTGTTGGCACCGCGATAGCGGCGCTTAGGTAAATCAGGATTGATATGGATAAACAACCGCTCGTTATCGAGCAGCGGATCCGCGACATGATGCAGTATGGGCACATCGCCCTGCGCCAGTTTCCGAAGTCAGAGAAGCATGTGTTGGCGGCCGAGATCAGGACCAGCATGTTGACGCTATTGCGCCTCGTCATTACGGCGGCGAAGCGCTATCACAAGAAGACCACGCTCACCGATCTCGATGTCGAACTGGCGGTGTTGCAAAATCAGATCAGGCTGGCCAAAGACCTGACCTATCTACCCATCAACAAATATCAGCACTGGAGCGGTCTCAATCTCGAGATCGGCAGGATGATCGGCGGCTGGCTCAAATACGAGCGAGCTGCCTAATCATGGGCTCCGACATCATGCGACTCCCGTATCGTGGCGGCAATTGGAACAACGGGGCCAACGCTGGCCTGGCTGCGCTCAATCTGAACAATTCACGCGTGAACACGAACACGAACATCGGGTTTCGCCCCGCCTTTGGCAGCAGCCAGAAGGCAACACCTCACGGGGCGTTGTCCAGTGCATTATCAAAGGGATGTCGATGCCTCGGCTATCGCCGAAAAACTGAACAGGCGGCACCGGTGCGCCGGGCCGCCGACTTTAAGGCCCTCATGTACGACCAAATCATATCGTTTGACAATCTGCACCAGGCTGCCCTGCGCTGCCTGTGCGGAAAACGCACCTCGCCCGCCGCCCTGCGCTACATGCAGCGCCTGGAAGAGCACCTGCACGACACCCACAATCATCTGCTGCACGACAGCTATCAGCCCGGCGGATACGAGGAGTTTTATGTTTTTGAGCCGAAACAGCGCCTGATCTCGGCACCCCGCTTCGTGGATCGAGTTGTCCACCGGGCGATCATGAATGTACTGGAGCCAGCGCTTGACCCGCGCTTTATATTCGATAGCTACGCCTGCCGCAAAGGCAAGGGGGTACATGCCGGGGCAAACAGGGCACAGCGCTGGATGCGGGCGATCAGGCAAGCTCACGGCCCACTATTCTGCCTGAAGGCGGACATCAGCAAGTATTTCGCCAGCATCGATCACGCCCGCCTCAAGGCGATCTTGCGCCGCCACATCCACTGCGATCGCACGCTCAGGCTGCTCGATGCCATTATCGACTCGAGCCCAGGGCGGCCGGGTGTCGGGATCCCGCTCGGCAACCTGACAAGTCAGCTGTTTGCCAATCTCTATCTCAACGAGTTGGATCGCTACGCAAAGCACGATCTCGGCATCCGGTACTACATCCGCTACATGGATGATTTTGTGGTGTTGCATCACGACAAGGCGCAGCTGCAGGCGTGGCGGGCGCGCATCGAGCAGTTCCTGTGGAGTGCGCTGCGCCTGACCACTAACAGCAAGACCCAGATATTCCCGGTTGGGCCGGATAACGGCAGGGCGCTCGACTTCCTCGGCTACCGCATCTACCCCACCCACCGCCTGTTGCGCAAAAACAGCATCAAGCGCATCCGCTACAAGCTGCGCCGCTTCAAACGGGCGATAGCGGCAGGCAGGCTAACGGCAGGCGACTGCCGACCATGCATCCAATCGTGGTGTGCGCACGCCGCGCATGCAAACACCTGGCGGCTGCGCTGCAGCCTGTTTAACATTTCGAGCGGGGCAAATAGATGAGCTACTTATACGACAGCGAAACGCACGACAACTACGATCCGGCCTTTATGGCGGAGCTGGGCATGAGTGAGGAGGTCATAGCCTCCGTGCTCGCCCAGCACAACTATGAGCTGACAGAGGGGCAACTGGCGCGCCGCCAGCGCGCCTACGTGGCGGAGTCCGACCCCCTTTTCTTGGAGTGGCAATACGACAAGACAGCAGCGGCCGAGCAGGCATGGCGCGACAAGGTGGCGGAGATCAAGCTGCGCTACCCGGTGGCCCGTGGGGCGGAAGAGTGATCGTCCGTCTCGAGCCCATCACGGCGAGCGTGGTCGCCGTGCTGCTGCAACCAGCCAAGTGAGCCTTGCCTCCTGGCGCTCCCGGCGTTAGGATTTACCCATCATGGCCCTGCTCTCTCGAGCGGGGCTTTTTCGTTTCTGCCTCTCCGAGATCCCCATGCCCGTACTCGATATCGTCACCATGCGAGGGACAATGCCGCGCGTGGAGCCACACCTTTTGTCTGATGAGGTCGCGGTGATTGCTCGCGACTGCCATTTTGACCATGGCGTCATCTCGCCTCTGGAGGATGATGCCAGTGCTGGTGTGGAATTGCCCATCGTGCCTACCACCCTTTTTCACTATGGCCAGCACTGGTTCGCCTGGAACAAGGTGGTGGAGGCCATCCGCTCCCCGATAGCTCAGGACCCGTATGGCCGGGTTTACTACACGGATGGTGAGTATCCCAAGGTGACCCATGCCCAGATAGCCACAGGCGGCAGCAACAAGCCGACGGCGTGGTATCGACTGGGCATTCCAGCCCCAGGTGTTCCGGTCGGGGTTGGCACCATCACCCCACCTGTTGGTGGTGTGGATGATGACCTGACAGATGACGAAACTCGCTTCTACGTGGACACCTTCGTCACTGCGATGGGGGAGGAAGGCCCCCCTGGCCCGGCCAGTGGAAAGGTGAACATCGGGATCCCGGGATCATCTGTTGCTTTGATGCTCAGCCCGCCGAACGCCCAGAACAGCAATATCACCAAGCGCAGGGTCTACCGGTCTGTGTCCGGTGGCGGCATTGCCGACTACCTGTTGGTGGCCGAGCTGCCGATTGCTCAGGCGTCGTTTGTCGATAACCGGGCGGATGGGGAGCTGGGCGCTGTGCTGGAGACCTACGACTACACCATGCCGCCGGATGGCATGCGTGGCTTGTGTCAAATGGCGAATGGCATGTGTGCGGGGTTTGCTGGCAACTCCCTCTACCTGTGCGAGCCTTACCTTCCCTACGCCTGGCCGGAGAAGTACCGGCTGACCACTGAGCACGACATCGTGGCGATCGCTGCCATCGATACCACCTTGGTGATCGGGACCAAGGGATACCCTTATCTGGCCCAGGGCGTGAGCCCGGCATCCGTGACCACCCAGAAGCTGAGCCAACTGCCGCAGTCCTGTGTCAGTGGTCGCTCGATGGTGGCTATGGATGGCGTCGTGCTCTATGCCTCCCCGGACGGGCTGGTCGGCATCGGCGCCAACGGTGGGCAGGTGGTGACCGAGCAGGTCATCACCAGCAAGCAGTGGCGCGCCATGAAGCCCGAGACCATGCGGGCATGGCACCACGAGGGCAAATATGTGGCCATGACCGACACCCACGCATTCATCTTTGACCCGAAAAGTGGCGACTTGCGTGAGCTGACGAACCGGTGGGATGCAGCTGTCTCCGATATGGAGAGTGACTCCCTCTACGTTGCCAAGGGCCGCAGCTTGCAGATTTGGCTGGGCGGGAGCGCCAGCAATGGCCAATTCATCTGGCGGTCGAAGCTCTTCATGGTGCCAGAGGGAACGTCTTTCAATTGCTGCCGGGTGTTGGCTCAGGATGTTGGCTTGGTCGGGATCAAGTTGTTCGTTGACGGGGAGCAGGTGATGGAGCTGTCCCCTGGCAACCTGGTTCCCGGGGCGTTCAGGTTGCCCCCTGTGCGTGGCCGGTTCTGGCAGATAGAGGTCTTCGGTACCTCGGTGGTGAGCCGCATCACTCTCGCGAGTAGCATGGCGGAGATGGTGATCTGATGGCCAAGAAACCCGCATATCGAGCAGGCAGAGACCAGGCGGCTACAGTAGAAAACGTAGAGCTGCTCACTGGGCAGCGTGGCGATCGCCTTGATAAGGCAGTCACTTTCCGGGAGCTGGCGGCATTGGGGCTGTCTACGTTGCGTCCTGGTGCTGGCGGTGTTTATGTCCCGGGCAAGAACCCAGACCTTTTCCCGCCGGGCCAGATGGAGTTTCCCCACGCTCCGGTCAATGTGATCGCCAATGGCGCATTTCACACGGTCCTTGTTGAGTGGGATCCGCCGCAGTACCGGGGGCATGCTCACGCCGAGATATGGCGAGCTGAGAGTGACAACCAAGCCGAGGCCACCCTGGTGGGGACCTCTTCGGCCAATCTCTTCTCTGACGCCATTGGCAAGGGCGCCAAATTTTACTACTGGGTGCGCTTTGTCAACGGCAAGGATGACAAGGGCCCCTTCCAGGGTATGCAGGGAGTCGAGGCTGAAACCAGCCGGGATGTGCAGGACATTCTCGACGAACTGCAGGGGAAGATAGAGGAGAGCCACCTGGCCCAGGCACTGCTGCGGCCAATAGAGCAAGTTCCCCAACTCCAGCTCGACATTGCGATCCTGAAGCCTAAGGTTGATGAAATCGAGGTCATGCGCCCCAAGGTCAATGAGATCGATCTCATTCTCCACAAGGTGGATGAAATCGAGGTCATTCTCCCCAAGATTGATGAAATCGAGGTGATCCGCCCCAAGCTTGCCGCCATCGAGGACAAGATCCCCGGCATCGAACAGGAGCTGGCCGGGCTGGATGAGCGCCAGAAGGTAGCGCAAGAGCTGCTGGATGATGCCCAGCAGCAGCTTGGGATGTCGAGCATTGAGCTCGGTTTGGTGCAGGACCGCCTAAATGCCAAGCTGGACAAGTACAAAGGCGACTTTGACTCGTTTCGGGATGCCGTGTTTGTCATCGACCCAGAAAACGGCAGCATGACCATGGATGCGGTCAATGCCGTGCGCGAGGAGATGCGGACTTCTATCACTGAAGTCCATCTGGGGCTTGATGCCGTCGCCGGCCAGATCGACAGCAAGGCCGACAATGTAACCGTGGATAGCCAGGGCTCGCGTCTCACTGAAGCGGAGCAGCGCATTAATGGTCTGGATGCCAGTCTGAGTCAAACGGTCACCAAGGGTGAGTTCACTGACGAACAACAGCGGGTCACCCAGATTGGGCAGGAGCTAAACGCAACAAAAGGGGAGTTGACCCAGAAGGCCACCCAGCAAGAGGTGGATGAGCATGGCCAGAGGCTGGCCAACGCAGAAAGCAAGCTGACGGTGCATGCCGATGCTCTATCCGCCCAGGCCCAGCAAATCGACGGCTTGCAGGCGACCGTCAGCAGTAGCAGCGAAGAACTGGACGCCAAGATCACTGAGTTGGCTCGTGTGACGGCAGATGCCAACGGGGTGGCCGCACAACGCATCGATGGCCTGCAGGCCACTATCAGCAGCAGTGATGAAGAGCTGGACGCCAAGATCACCGAGCTGGCGCGCGTGACAGCTGACGCCGATGGCGTTGCCGCCCAGCGAGTCAGCGGACTGGAGGTGAGGGCCAGCGAGGCGGAGGGCAAGATCCTAGCGCTGGAGGAGGTTATCGAGTCGGAGGGCGGGATCACTGCTGGGCGGTTCGATGAAATTCAGGCTGAGATTGAGCTGGCAAAGGATAAGGCGGAGGGTGCCTTGGATGTCGGCCAAGCTGCCATTGATGCAGCGCTGGCTGGTGATGAGCGGGATAGGGAAAATCGCAGCGCATTTGGCACCATTCGCACCCAGCAGCAGGTGATCGTGGATGAGCAGTCTGCTCAAGCCAAGCGCATCACCGATATGAACGTCAAATTTGAGGGGAGGGATGCTAACACCCAGGCACGGATCAGCGGCGTGGAGGAAGTTATTGCCAACACCGGTAGCGCGCTGGCCCAGCGCATCGACGACCTGAGCGCCTCGACAGACACAGCCCTTGATGAGACGACCGCCACCATCAAGGCACTGGAGAAAGTATCGAGCGACGCTGACGCTGCGCTTGCACTGAGCCAGGATCAGATGCGCGTCGAGATGACCGAGGCTGATAACTCGCTGAGTGCGGATATCGCCAGTGAGTCTGAGGCCAGGCTCACCGCCGATGAGGCCATTTCGAGGCGAATTGTCGAAGTGGAGGCGCAGTTCAGCAGCGACCTCGAGGATACGAATGCGAGGCTTGCGACGGAGGAGCTGACCCGGGCGAGCCAGGGGGAAGCGCTCGCCCAGCAGATCAGCACTGTAGATGCTGCTTTCAAGGCCGCGGATACAGAGCTGTCTGCCTCCCTCGCTGAGTCGAGCAAGGCTCTGGCAGATGCCAAGCAGGCACTGGGGGAGCGTATCAGCACCATCGATGTGACGGTCGAGGAGAACGCGGCCAGCATCACCGAGCTGCAGCGGGTCGTGGTGAGCAATGAGGAGTCGCTGAGCCAGCGCCAGGACAAACTGGAGTCAGAGGTAGATATCGGCGCCGCCAGCCTGGTCGAAGGCGCCCTAGCCGGAGATGAGCGTGACCGGGAGAACTGGAAGGCTCGCGGCACCATCCTCCAGCAGCAGAGCACGCTGGCGAATCAGCAGGAGGCGCAGGCCAGGACCATCGAGCAGCTGACGGCAGAGGTTGATGCCGAAACGGCAGATCTGAAGGCGCAGATCACCAATGAGCAGTTGACCAGGGCGACGGCTGATGAGGCGCTGTCACAGCGGATCAGTGTTGTTGATGCCGAGTTCAAGGCTGCCAATGCGGATACCAATGCCGTTATCAGCGCGCTTGAACAATCGAACGCATCGGCAAACGAAGCACTGTCTCTTCGCCAGAATCAACTGGCTGCCGCACTTTCAGATGCTACTGCCGAACTTGTCGCAAACATCACCCAGGAGGAATCAGCCCGGGTCACCGCTGATGAGGCTATCTCGAGGCGGGTTGCCGAAGTGGAGGCGCAGTTCAGTAGCGACCTCGCGGATACGAATGCGAGGGTTGCGGCCGAGGAGCTGGCTCGGGCAACAAAAGATGAGGCGCTTGCCCAGCAGATCAGCACTGTCGATGCGGCGTTCAAGGCTGCCGATACGGCACTGTCTGCATCTCTCGCTGAATCGAGCAAAGCCCTGGCAGATGCCGACCGAGCGCTGGGTGAGCGGATCAGCACCCTTGATGTGACGGTCGGAGAGAACTCAGCCAGCATCACTGAGCTGCAGCAGGCCGTGGTGAGCAATGAGGCCTCGCTCAGCCAACGCCAGGACAAGATGGAGTCGGAGATCGTTGTCGGTGCCGTCAGTCAGGTTGAAGGTGCCTTGGCCGGGGATGAACGTGACCGAGAGAACCGAAAGGCTCGCGGCGTCATTCTCCAACAGCAGAGCACGCTGGCGAATCAACAGGAGGCGCAAGCCAGGACTGTTGAGCAACTGACCGCTGAGTTTGATGCTGAGAATGGGGAGATCAGGGCGCAGATCACCAATGAGCAGTTGGTTAGGGCGACGGCTGATGAGGCGCTGTCACAGCGGATCAGTGTTGTTGATAGCGAGTTCAAAGCGGCGGACGCCGCGACGAATGCTGCTGTTGCAGCTGAAGTGCGGGCGCGGAGCGATGCTGATAGCGCGCTGGCTGAACAGTTGTCCACCTTGGATACAGAGTTCAAGGGGGCGGAGCAGGCCCTGGCGGCCAGCATCGATGAAGTGTCCCGTGTTAGTGCTGAAGCAAACCAGTCCCTTTCTGAGCAATTGAGTCAGGTGAAGGCCACAGCAGAATCGGCGGGCACCGCTGCGGCAGGAGCCCAGAGTAGTGCAAACCAGGCAAAAGAGGATGCAGCGGCTGCTGCGGGGATAGCCAATGGAAAGGGCAAGGTGCTCATTCAGTCAGCAGCTCCAGCAGTAGCAGATCGGCTTGCTCAGAATCTCTGGATTGATACGACCAGCGGCATCAACACTCCGAAGCGGTGGAGTGGGTCAGCCTGGGTTGCAGTAACAGACAAGGTCGCGATCGATGCAGCTCAAGCCGCCGCCGCAGCTCAGGCAAGTGCTGATCAAGCCGCACAGGGTGTTGCGAGAAATACTGCTGCCATCAATGACGAAGTGAAGGCGCGGGCTGATGCAGATTCGGCCATGGCACAGCAGATCCAGCAGGTAACGGCAAACTATCAGCAGGGAGATCAGCAACTCCAAGGCCAGATCACGGCAGAGTCAGTCGCCCGTGCCGATGCGATGCAAGCCCTCGGCAGCCAGATTGATACGGTGTCTGCTGTTGCAGGTAGCAAGAATAAAACGTTCTTCCAAGCCACTGCCCCAGGGTCAGCGATGGGCACCGGTGATCTGTGGTTTGACACAGCCAACAACAACAGGCCGTATCGTTACAGTGGTACTGCTTGGGTTGCCACTGACGACCCGAGGATTGCAGCCAATGCCGCCGCCGTTCAACTCCAGAGCCAAGCTATTGCCGACTTGCAAAATGGTGCCCAGGCCATGTGGACAGCGAAAGCCAGCGCGGGCCAGATCACTGCCGGGATAGGGTTGATTGCAAACTCTGACGGCACGAGTCAGGTGGCTATCTCTGCTTCCCAGGTGTTCGTATTCAACCCGAATAGCTCAACGCCCATGGCGCCGCTGTTTGCCATCGACAATGGTCAGGCGGTCATTGCCGAGGCCATTATCCGCAAAGCCACCATCCAGATCCTGACCTCAGAGAAGCTCACCGCCGATTATGTGAAGGCTGGTGTCAGCATCAGCACCCCCTTGATCAACGGGGGGCAAATTGACATGGGGAATGCTTTCCTGTCTGGAGGCGCCGCTGGCTTCGGGAAGGGTGGCCCCTATTCTGGATGGGGGTTGGGCTGGTACACGATGATCTATGCGGACGGTAGTATCTATACCAACCGACTCCGTGCCGAGGGTGGTTATGTGAAAAACATGACCATGAACAACTGCACGATTGCTGCTGACTGTGAGGTGCTGGGGACGCTGGAGGCGGATCGGATTGTGGGTGATATCACAAGGATGATCAGGGCGTCAGGAAACTTCTCTTTGGCAGGTTACAAGCGAGCCAGAAACATGGTCTGCATCAAACCACTCACAGGTCTAGCAGAGGTTTCCGGATCCGGCACGATAGGGCTCATATTGTTGTGCAAGCTCAACGGCACTGAAGTAGCCAGGGCTACGTCCACAGCCTCGTTCCCTGTGGGTACAAATAGAGCGCCAATGAGTGTGACCTTCCAAGATGCTTTCGTGATCCCCGCTGGGACTGAGACCGTCAACATCACCTTCGAAGTGGTGGCCTATCCTGGGTCATCTATCCAGAACCAGCGCCTTATCGGGGAGAGCCTATGGCTGATGGGTCTATGGTGAGGGCTGCTTTGAACCGCATAGTCAGGGATACCGGGAATCCTAATCTCCCTCTCAAACTGCAAGACGCCATCCGAAACCGGATGGCGTTTTTATTTGTGCGTGGCGATGACGGGTTTGTGCTCAAGCCACAGGCAGAAGATGGCGTGATCGGCGTCCTGGTCTGGGTGGGGTGGGGGGATGGTGGGGCGCCTGAGCGGCACCTGCCGGAAGTGAAGCGCCTGGCACGCCTGATTGGGGCACGCTGGCTGCGCTTCCACTCGGCGCGTAAGGGGTGGCTCAAGGTTGCGCCAAGAATGGGATGGGTCCGTCAGCCGGATGATGCTGATGGGCTCTATGTGTTTCAGATCAACCTATGAGGTGTAGGTGATGGGGAAGGGTGGCTCGAACGAAATTCAGGAGACCGAGGCTCAGAAGGCTGCGGCCAGTGTGGCCATGGAGCAGTGGGATCTCTACAAGAACGACCTGCAGAAATACGAGGACATCTTCATCGAGAAGGTGGATGACCTCAACAGCGAGGGGGAGTTCGACAAACTGGCGGGCACCGCAGCGCTTGGCACCGCGAAAACATTTGGCGAGGCCCGAGCTGGCTTGGCTGATTCCATGGCTGCCAGCGGGGCAGACCCGACCAGTGGCCGGTACCAGGAGGCAATGGAAGGCCTGGCAACTGACCAGGCATTGAGCCAGACGGACACCGCCAACCGGGCCCAATCCAGCCAGCAGGACAAGTATGTTGCTGGGCTCAAGGACGTGGTGAGTATTGGCGCGGGGCAGAAGGCTGAATCTATGGCTGGTATGGGGGATGTGGCCACAACCAGCTTGCGCAAGGCAACCAGTGACGCACAGAGCTCTTATCAAAGCCAGCAGGCGACGGCTGGTTTGGTGGGGACCCTGGCAGGAGCTGCCACCTCGTATGGGCTGGCCAGCCTGAAAGCGCCGGCTGCAACGGAGATCAAGAAAATCAGCCCGACAGCATCCGTGCTGCAGGGCAAGGGTTACTAAGGGGGTTCCATGGGTTACGCCGCAGACACTTACGCCAAAATCACCCGAGAGCAGTACCAGGACTGGAAGACGCGCTTCTACCCCAAGCAGCAGGAACTGATGGAACTGGCCACCAACGGCCAGCTTCTGCGGGAGCAACTTGGACGGGTGGATGAGAACAACGCCAACGCGCTCCGCTCTGCTCAGCAGGCTACGGCCAACCGCAATGCGCGAATGGGGCTGGGCACCAGCAGCAATGCCAACGATAACAGCCAGGGGCTGCGCATGGCGCTGATGACGGCAGGCACCGAGAACGGCCTGCGTGAACAGGAGCAGACCCGGCAAATGGGGATCCTGACCGGCGCGGATGCGGGGCTGCGTGAGGCAATCAAAACCGGAGGGGGTGTGTGATGGGGTACGGCATTTTGGATATCGGCGGCCAGACACGCCAGCAAGGCCTGGCGGGGTTGCGCGATGCTGCCAACCGAGAGTCGGAGATGGAGGCTGCCAACAAGAGTCTCAAGACCGCTCGCAAGGGGCAAACCCTGAGCACAATCGGTACTGGCGCATCGATGGGCGCCGTGTTGGGCATGGCGGGTTCACTCGGTGGCCCTCTGGGCGCACTGGCAGGTGCTGGGGTTGGCTTTCTGGCAAGCAGCTTATTTTAAGGTGAGGTGAGTATGGGCGTATCAGGATTGGCAGAAGGGTTTCTGGCTGGCTTCAACACCATGGATAACTATCAGCGCGGCCAGAAGGCAGACGAGCGCGCTGAACGTGAAATGAGCCTGCGGGATGCGATGTTCAAGCAGAACACAGCAAATTCAAATCGGGACTTCTCTTTGCGGCAAGCCGAGTTTGACAACCGGGTTGATCAGCAAAAAGTGACGAATGATCAGTGGGGGCAGGAGTTTGACCTCAAAAAGAAAGAGGCGGATAGCCTGCGGGCTTACCGCAATGCCAACTTGGTGCTCGCTCAGGCTGCGGAGGGGAGGGCCAAACAAGAGAATGACTGGCAGGTAAGTGAGAGAGTAAACCAAAAGCTTCTTGAGGATAGCCTGCCATTGATTGACTCTGCATTCCAAGCGAGATTAAGGGGCGAGGTGGATCCGGCAGGGTATGTTGACCTGATGAAGAACAAGGAGTTCCAGAAGGGCGGAGCCCTCTACCGGTTCAATTTTGACCGATACAGTGATAATCAGCACCTTCAGGCCGCTCGGCAAATCGTGCCGCAAATTTCTGGCCTGATGAAGGATATCGACTCTGGGAAATTGAGTTGGGAAAATGAGGATGGTCAGCGCGCCATTGTCCAACGCGTCAACTCGTCGGAAATCATTAGCCCATTAAATACCATCCTGGAGCAGGAGGTTAAGCGAGGTATTGGCGAGGTCGATGCGGCATCTGGTAAAAAAATCACAGATAAAGAGCTGACGCATGTCATTCCAACTCAAGATGGGCGCGGTGTCATGTATGGACTGAAGGTAACTTATGCTGACGGCAGCACTGCTGATAGCGTAGTGACCGAAGGTCGAAGCACGCAGCCAGGCGATCCGGTTAAAGTCTCAAAATGGGGGGATCTGATAAAGACGGTGTACCAGCGTAGCCAGATGTACCATCAGCTTAGTGGGGCAGGGCAAAACCGCGAGACACTAAACCGTGTTGGTCAGAGCCTTGGCTTAGTCCAACAAGCTGACTTGAAAGGTCATAAGCAGGCGAGTGTTGACTTGATCAAGGAGCTCAACAAAAACGTAGCGAAAGTTCTCTCCAGTGATGCAGTGGGCAGTCTGGAAGAGAGGCAAGCACAAGCCAAACAACTGCTCGCAAGTTACGAAGAAGACCAAGCCAAAATAGACAGCATCTATGGCGTCAGCAATGGTGCAGCGCCGGATGAATCATCTGGCGATACTCCTCAGGCAGGGGTTGCCTCGCAGTGGGCTAGCCAAGACCCAGTGAGAGCTGGAATTCTGGACGAGGCAAGACGCAACGGAATTCCTATCGACAGCGTGAAGGATCCGGCTCGATTAGACGCCTTACTGGCCGCATATAACAAGAGCAAAAAAGCCTCCGCCACTGCTGAGAGGGTTCGTGAAATTGAAGGGCCGAAAGAACCACAGCGGCCCAGCCTTGCGCAAGCCAGACAGCTGGCGAGCGCCAATATGGCCACAGGTTCAGGAAAACCGCCCCAGCCATACGGCAAACCAGTTGACGTCATGGGTTTAATCAAGGCTCACAACCAAAGTAACGCTGACAAGCAGGATTCTGACGGCTACGGATTGTACCAGCATGGTTACAAGTAATCGGTTTGCTCGGTTGCGGCAGCCTATCAGGCGATGAGCCTGGCCCAAGCAAGGAAATGATATAGAGGGGCTCAATGCCCCTCATTTTCTTGAAATGCAGTTGTGGTCACTTTGAAGTTTTCACTCGGCACCGTAAAATCCCTGGCCTTAGAAAGGAGATCTACGTGGCGATTGAACTAATGGAAGTTCCCGTTACTTATGACGGAAAGGTGGCGGATGAACACAAGATTGACTTGTATGCGCTTGGCGGGTCGCTGCAGGGGATCGCTAGAGTGTTGGCAGTGTCATCTCATTTTGTTGTAACTGGGGAGTATGCCAAGCAATTTGGTTCTCAGGGGGTGAAAGTTTATGCCTCAGAACCGAAAGCGAAGTGCTTTGAGCTGTCAGCTATTATTGAGTTTGCGCAACAACAGCAGCTTTTTAGTGGCTTTGGTGGTGCCTTATTCGGTGGTATTGTTGCGTTTGTAGTAGCGAAAGCGAGCGGCAATAGGGAAGAGATGAAACTACTTAGTCAGCGACTTGAACAGGCAATTAAAGAGCTTGGCAACCGTGACCAACAAGTTATCGATCGCATGATGTCCACCATCGAGAAGATGGCGGATGCGCTGCGCCCGTCTGTCCGTAACGCAGTTGAGCCCGTAGGGCGGGAGTGCGATACGCTAACGATTGGCAAGAAGACAGACCCTTATAAAACGACAATAGACAAGGCAACCAGAGACGCCATTTGGTCGGAAGGTGATGTTACGCTGACTGATCTACGGGATTGGGAGGTTGTATTCACCGAGCTAGATAAAGAGTCTAAAACCGGTAAGGTTCGCCTAGTTGGAGATGAGAGCAACGCTCGCATCAAGGCTGACGTCAGCGACCCAGCGTTTTTGATGCCCGACAATAAATACTTGGCCAGCTACGCACACAATCAGGTGATCACTATTAAGGCGAAAGCCATGCTCAAAGAGGGTGAGCTTGATAGGTTCTACGTCAGCGATGCCATTTAACTCCGAGTAGTTGGTTCGTGCTGGTTGAATCTTCCCCACCCCAGCGTTAGCATCTCTCCATCGTCGGTCAGTCTGCATGCTGATCGCCCCATCTCAAAAGCCCCGAACGGTTCGCCGCTCGGGGCTTTTCTTTTGCATAAAAAACCGAGGCACTCCATGGATAAATACAGTCTTCGTGACGCTCTGCCGTCGCCGCAGCAATCTGACACAAGAATGGATGACTTCTGGGCCGACATGCGGCAGCAGTTTGATGCTCCAATTACTGAGCCGCAACGAGACCTCGACACAGAATGGAGCGATTATCCCAAGGCGGTAGGCGCTGGCGCGTTGGAGCTGGTCGGTGGCATTGGTGAGTTAGCGCGGGGCGTGATAAGTCACGGGAAAGAGGATGGGGGGAAGACTGCTTGGGGGAATGTTGCCTCTGCGATCACCCCCTTGATGAAAGGGGTTGCGGCAACAGGGGATTTAGCTCAATCCGGCGCGGATGCCTTGAACGAGAGTATGAGCGCTGACGCCAAGGAGGCACTGGGACGCCGACTGGTCGATGAAACGCCAGAAGGCCGGTTGACCCTGGGGGATGGCGCAGGGGATATCGATGTCTGGGCGATGAAAATGGCGCAGGGCGTTGGCTCTTTGCTACCGACACTCGCCGCTGGCGGGGTGACTGGGGTGGCCGCCAAAGCCTCTATCGGCCGCGCTGTCACTGCATCCATGGTCAAGCGTGGCGCGACCCAGGAGGTAGCCGAAGCGGTCGCCGCCAAGGCAGTATCCAAAATTGCCACCGGCGCCGCTGTGACCACCGGGGCGACCGGGTCAGTCGGCAGTGCGGGGGTGAACACTCGTGACACCGTGCTGGGAATGAGCTTTGACGAGCTGGCGGGCAGCGATACCTTCCGCCAGTCGTTTACTCGCATCGACCAGGATCAGCAGACCGCCCATCTCTCTGATGAGGAAAAGCTGGGGCTGGCCCGTGAGGAAACGGCCAACTTGGCCAGCCGCGCCACTATGAGCGACGCCAAGGTGTGGGGAGCTGCCGCCATGGGCTCCATGATGGGCGACGCCATGCTGTTCAAGATGCTGGCTGGCAAGGCGGCCACCGGTGGAGTGCTGAAAGGTGCTGCCAAGGGGGCGGCAGGTGAGGGTATCAGCGAAACCCTGGAGGAGGGGGTGCAGCAATACGCCGTCAACGAATCCCTCAACGAGGTGGCCGCCGCTGATATCGACCCGATGAAGGGGGTCATGTCGAGCGCGATCGAGGGCGGCTTGATAGGGATGGGGACAGGTGGTGCGGTAGGTGCTGTCGGTGGGGCGCGAGGCGGTAAGCATGCCAGCCAGGAAGATGGCGTTGGGACCGATCCGGTTGCAGAGCCTTCCGCGCCGGTGACGGAGGGCGCTGCTGGTCCGGCAGTGGATCCGAACTTTGCTTCTGTTCCACTGGAAGACGGCGAGCAGGCGCCCTCCGCCTCGCAGGCCGAGGGGGAGCTGAACCCGCTCGGTCCCAGTGGGAGCCAGTTTGACGAGCTGCGTGATGTTCCCGCCTATCTGCGTCAAGACGATACCGCTGATCGCTACAAGGGGATGGCGGCTGATAGCGAGGTGCAGCGCGCCTTGGCGGGTGAGTTCGGCCAGACCGTGCAGGATCTGGTTGCCTCCCAGATGCAGGCTGGCGATCAGGGCAAGAGCCTTTATGAGCGAGCTCAGGCTGGCGAGCTCGGGCTTGACCCGTTCGCAGGAAACAAGAGCGCCCAGCAGGTAGCCATGGAGAACCAGCGCCTAGCCCTGCCGCTCAAGGATGTGATCTTCGCCGGCGATGCGAATGCCAAACCCGTGGGGGAGGCTGTGGCAGCCCCAGGGGATCATGATGACCAACAGGCAGGCCCTGGCCCGCAGTTTCGAGGTGGTGAGCGCACCCGTTGGCAGAACGGGCAGGAGGGGGATCTGCTCCCGCCTGAGGCTGCCACCGCCCACCCTGTCGGCGAGCTGCCGGGAGCCGTGATCGATGGCGAGTCCCGCGAGGTGGGAACAGAGCTGCCCTATCGCGACTTCATCGTCGGCGAGGATGGCCGCCCGGCCCAGCGCCGCGCCGCCGATCTGGCCCGCCGTGAGCGCGAGCTGAACAACCAGCCCCCGCAGATCGGTCAGTCAGAGACCCTCTTTGCCGGGGGCACGCCGGGCGCTGACCCGCGCAATAGCGCCTATACCCCGCCCAAGCTGTCACGGGATCAGGTCGATACCAGCATGGGCGAGCAGTCCACCCGCGATCCGCGCAGCCCGGTGGCGCAGTCCATCGAGCAGGCAGGCAGCGCCACCGATTCGGTATTTGGCCCGCTCCAGACACTCCGAATCACCCGCAAAGGCAAGCCGTTCGCAACCGAGAAAGAGGCGGCCATGGCCAGCCGCAAGGGCCAGGAGATGCCGGTGCCGCTCAATGGAGGTGGCTTTGGGGTAGCGGCTATCGGTGAGGTGCAACAGGCCCAAGCGCAGCAGGGCGCAGTCAAGCAACCGTCAAGCAATTCGGCCCAGCAGGATCGCCAAGACGGAAAGACTGAGATCGCGCAAAATGGCATGGTGATCGTTCATGGTTCCGGCAATCCAGGCATGAGCGAGCAGGATATTCAGATTGTCCGCGCAAGTGGTCAGAAGCAGGGCAAAAAGGGCCGTGTCTATGGTGGCTTCTATGGCACCAGCGAGCAGGACGCGCACCAAGCGCAAGCCTACGCCGATATGATGGGCGGCACGCCCACCCTGTACGATGTCAAGATTAAGCCTGGCACCAAGGTGTTGCACAAGCAGGGGGATATTACCCGCCTTTCTGAAAGCTACATCAACGAGTTGGTGAGTCAGGGATATGGTGTGGTCACCGGCACCGACCCGCGCGGCCAGACAGAGCATGTAGTTATCGACAAAAGCGCCGTAGCAAGCATGGCCCCGCGCGGCGCGCAAGCAACCCCGTCCCAAGTCAACGACACGAATGTCGCTGACATGCGTCAACCATCTGATCAGCCAGCTGCAAGCGTAAGCGCTGAAACAGTTCCGGCGCCGTCTGCCACCGCGGGCGAGGCCAGCCAACTAGCACCAGCCATCGATACCGGATACCGCGAGGTGATCCCCGTCAAGCAACCCAAGACAGAGGTGAGCAATGAGCCAGTTACCCCAGTACCTGCAATCAGCAGTGAGCGATCAGGTGATCAGCCTGGCGCAGGCGATCCGGTTGCAACAAGTGTTGGACAAACCCCTGCCGAACTCGCGGAGCGAGCTGGACCCGGAGATCCGGCAGATGGCACTTCTCTTGCACCTGTACCTGTTACCCAACCAGGAGAGAAAAATGCACTGACAGCCCCGGCACCTGCCGGGGTTGCTGTATCTGAAGGGGGGCAACCTGAGCAAGCCCGCGCGACTGCTGGGCCAGCGGCAGCGCCGACACCCTGGTCGGGGATGATCGATAACCCTGACGGCACCATCACCCTGGAAGGGGAAGTGGCGACCCTCAAGTCGTGGGCGAAGGATAACGGCGTGAAGGCGATCCCGGGCAAGGGGGGTCTGGTAGTGTCCACGACTTCGGTAGCGAAGGTGCGACAGCTCACCACGCATTCCACCAGTGAACCGGTGCGGCAGATTGAAGCGGCCCGCGCCGAGGTTGCGCCGGAGCCCACCGAAGCACAGAAGGAGGCGGGGAACTACAAGAAGGGTCACCTCACGCTGCAGGGGTTGGATATTGCGCTCGAAAACCCCAAGGGATCCACCCGTTCAGGTATTGACCCGGATGGCAAGGAGTGGCAATCCACCATGGCCCACGACTATGGCTATATCAAGCGTACCCAGGGGGCGGACGGCGATCATGTCGATGTGTTCATCGGCGATAAGCCGGATAGTGAGACGGTCTATGTGGTGGACCAGGTGGACCCCAAAACCGGCAAGTTTGACGAACACAAGGTGATGATGGGCTTTTCCGATGAGCAGGCCGCCCGGGAAGGCTACCTTGGCAACTACGAGGCGGGCTGGAAAGGACTGGGTGCCATCAAGGCTATGCCGGTGGAATCGTTCAAGCGCTGGGTGAAGGAGGGGGATACCACCAAGCCAGTCGCCAAGAAAGTCCGCATGTCTCAGCAGCGGGAGGGACTGTCCGCTGACGATGTGGCTCAGATTGTTTCTGACTTTAGACGTGAGTATAAAGGGGCTCAGTCACTCGACTTTATTGTTGGTCAAACTCAAGAGGACCTTTATGGACCAGAAGGCAGCCCCGAGCAAATTGGATGGCGGGATGGGGGATACCTCCCCGGCAAGCAGCAAGTCCACCTCATCGCAGACAGCATCAACCGTAGGGCCAGGGGTAAGGATCTTCACGAAGGAGGACGGGAAGAAAGAGGGGTATCTGGAGATCCCGTTCTGGATAACTCCGTCAGACCGACTTTGCGCAGCGGACCTGATGCGGGCGGCACAAGAGCAAAAGCGGAAGTCGTCTCTACGTTACGTCATGAGGTCCTGGGTCACTATGGCCTGGACACGTTTACGCCTGAAAATAAGCGAGCTCTCCTCCAAAAGCTGAGTGATGCCAAAAGTGAGAAATGGCTTGCTCCTGCCTGGTCAGAAATCTCCCGCCCGGAGATGTATGGCGATAAAAGTGAGCAGCACCAGGCGGAAGAGGTGTTTGCCCACCTTACTGAAAACGAGTTGCCGTCGCGCACCATCCAGGCATGGAACGGTATCAAGACCGAGTTCTCCCGCATGTTGCGCAAGGCCGGTTTGGCAAAGGGCCCCATCAAGGAGCACGAGCTCGATAGCCTGATCCGGGCTGTTGGTGAAGGCATTCGCAGCGGAAAGCGCACCCGCCAGAACATCCGCACGGGCGAAGAGGTGATCGGCAAGCAAGCCGATGAGCCAGCCAAGGATGACAAGCCTGAACGCATAATCCGCTTCTCAAAGCAGGCAATGGCACAAGGGAACAAGCCGGCCAAGCACCTGACCCGTAAAGAGGCTGAGCTGGTTTCCCATGGTTGGTTCAAGCAGTACCGGGGAGCGAGCGGCATCAAGGTACAGATCCACGCCACCCAGGGGGAGCTTGAAGGGGCCCTGGGGCTGGATGCCAAGGACGGATTGATCCGTCGCGCTGCGTTTGACGACGATGCAGGCACTCTCCATGTGGCTGCCGACACCATCTCCGACCCCAAGCGGATGCGCGAGATCCTGCGCCATGAGGTGCTGGCCCACTACGGCCTGGCCAACGTCCTGGGTGATGGGGAATACACCAAGCTGATGAGTCGGCTCATTCAGTCGCAGAAAGACCCCAGCATGAAGCCGGTGTGGGACTGGGTGAACACCCATTACGCCGATGAGGACATCGGCACCCAAGCCGAGGAAGTGGTGGCCCACCTCGCCGAAGTCGAGCAGGGGGCCTGGGGCAGTGGCTGGGATCGGGTTGTGGCCATGGTCACCCGGGCGCTGCGAGCGGTCGGTTTTGTGCCTGATGGCATTACCGCAGCTGAAACCAGGGTGCTGATTGAGGGGCTTGGCAAGAAGATGACGCGCAGCGGCCCTGACAATGGCGGCCCGGATGGTGGTCAGAAGTTCAGTCAGGAGGCGGGCAAGCAGAGCGATCCATTCACCCCAAACATGGGCGAGGCTGATGCGTATCGCCAGCAATTGAAAAATGCCATGTCATCACTCAAGAGCGGTGAGATTGTCATAGAAATAGGGCATACCCCGGCAGTGCTCAGACGGGTTGGAGCGCCAGATTTACCGCTAAGAATTACCAGGGATATTGTTCGTAAGGCCACGAACGGGGTCAAACATGATGTGCCAATGCATGTAATAGAGAAAATGCCTGAGCTGTTGCACGACCCTGTTGCTGTGTTCGATTCAAGAACAGAGCCTGATGCAAAAACCATATTGGTTGATGCTGTTGATACATCTGGCAGGCCGGTTATTACTGCCATTCATCTCAACGCAAAGGCTGGTCGCTTTGAAATAAATCGAATTGCCAGCGTCTATGGCAAGGACAATGGCATAGGGGCAATGGAGCGCTGGATTGATGAGGGGTTGCTGAGGTATGCGCGGGAAAAACAAAACCCGCTCGGTACGACCCAAGGGCTCCAATTGCCCAAGCGTGGTTCACCAGAACGGGTTTATGACTCAAATATACTCACCAAGGATGATATCCGCAAGGGCGGGATCAAGATGAGCCAGAGTGTTGCTGATAACAGCCCTTCCCTTGAGCAATCCATCACGCAAAAGGCGAAATACCAAGCCGGCGCGGCGCTTGGCTCGGTGAAGAACTACATCAAGCAGAAACGCCCGGTGATGCTTGGCACCTTGACGGACCTGCAAATTGATCAGGTATACCGCGACATAACCGGCGGGGCTGTGTCGGAATACCAGCGCCTGCGCACTCAGATGGAGGCTGATCGTAACGACATCCTGCTGGATGCTGAAACCCGGATCGACCCGCTGTGGGATGCGCTGGACAAGCAGGTGAAGACGGCTCTTTCCAACCTGATGCACGATGCCACCATGACCCGCTTGCACCCTGACAAGTCACTCGATGAGAACAGCTACTACCTGGAGGCCAAACAGAAGGTAGAACGAGCCAAGAAACCGGAGACCAAAGCAGCCTATGAAGCAGAGCTTCACATCATCGAGCGCAATCACTCCGAGCTGGCCAGGCAGTACAACGCGCTGCCAGCCAATGCCAAGGCTCTCTACGACACCATGCAGGACACCTACACCAAGCAATGGGAATCCCTGCGTGGTGCGATTGAGCAGCGACTGGAGGATTTGCTAGGTGTAAACCAAGGACGTGCCATGGCTGCCGAGATGCGCCAGAAGATGGAGCACGCCCTGCAGCATGGCCCTTACTTCCCGCTGACCCGCTACGGCGACTACGTGGTTAAGGCTCGCAAGGGGGACGAGTACGTCCGCGAGCACTTTGAGCGACGAGCCGACGCCGAACAGGCGGTTAAGCAGTACCAGCGTGACGGTTACAACGCGGTGATGACGGTCAAAGAGGAGGGCGGTGGCGATAGCGCCAACGCGAACCAGCTCGGCATGGAGATGCTGAGCTTCCTCGATAGCGCCGATGGGGTCAGTAAGAGCGCCTTGAAAGACGAGATATGGCAGGCGATGCTGCGCATGATGCCGGATGCCTCCTACGCCAAGCATGCCATTCACCGCCGTCGGGTGAAGGGGGCCAGCCGAGATGCACACCGAGCCTACCTCAACAGCGTCTACCACTATGCCCGCCACGTATCCAAGATCCGCTATGGCCACAAGATGCAGGGGGAGCTGGACAAGCTGAGCGAGCAGATCCGGGCTGGTGTCGCAGGTGAACCAAGCAGCCTCAAGCCTGAAGACCTGGAGATAGCTCAGCAGGTGCTCAATGAGATGAACAAGCGCCATGACCTGAACATGAACCCGACCGGCAAGGCGTGGGCGGGTTCTGCCGGTAATATCGGCTTTCTCTACTACATCGGCCCATCGGTTGCCTCTGCTGTGGTCAACATGACCCAGAACTTCACCGTGATGCTGCCCCAGCTGGGGGCCAAATATGGTTTTGCGAAGTCTGCTGCCGCCATGACCCAGGCGCTGGGGGATTATGTGAAGCACGGTAAATTCAAGGCTGGCACTACCGAAGCGTGGCACTCACTGACGCGCTCTACCACGTTGCCAGCGGATGAGCGGGCCATCCTGGATAGGCTTTACCGTGCAGGGGCGCTGGATCTCACCCAGGCGCACAGCATTGCTGCCAAGGCTGACACCGACCAGCAAGATGCCAAGCCGATGGGGAAACGCTGGCGCCGAGCCATGCGCTGGGCGGGGGCCACCTTCCACAACGCCGAGGTGCTCAACCGTGAGGTGGCGGCCCTGGCCGCCTACCGTTTGCTCAAGCAGGCGGAGCCGACGCTCAATGGCCAGCAATACGCTGACCGGGTGGCTGAAATGGTGTATGACGGCCACGGCAACTACGCCGCCAGCAACCGACCACGCTACATGCGCAACGACATCACCAAGGTGCTGACCCAGTTCAAGATCTACAGCCAGATGATGACCTACGTCCTTTACTCCAATGCCATCAAGGCAGCCAAGGGCGACAAGGTGGCGCAGAAGACGCTTGCCGGCGTGTTGGCAACGCACTGGGTGATGGCAGGGGTGATGGGATTGCCGACACCAATCACCGCCGTCGTTTATGCGATAGCAGCAGGGCTGGACGACGACGATGACCGCAGCGGTGAAGCGTCATTCCGCCTGGCACTGACCGAGGCGCTCGGGCCCCGCGCCGGGGAGCTGCTAGCCAAAGGGCCGATGGATGCCTTGACCAATCTCAGCATTGCCGGCCGTACCGGGCTGGGCGATCTGTGGTGGCGTAGCCCCAAGGAGGGCACCGAAGGGGACGATCTGGCATGGCACGCTGTTCAGCAACTGCTGGGCCCGGTTGCCGGGATTGGCATAAACCTGGCGCGGGGCGCGGGGCAGATGACGGATGGCCACATTCAGCGCGGACTGGAAACCATGTTGCCCAAGTCGATTCGCGACGTTGCCAAGTCCTATCGCCAAGCGACAGAAGGGGAGCAGACCATTAAAGGCGACATCATCATGGATGATGTTTCGACCTGGAACGTCGCCATGCAGGGGCTGGGTTTCGGTAGCGCCCAAATGGCCAAGAATTACGACGCCCGCGAATACATCAAAGGCAAGGAGAAACGCATCGCGGATAAGCGCTCCCAGTTGCTGACCGACTATTACATGGCCCGCAAAAGTGGTGAGATGGACGAGGTGCAAGAGGTACTGGAGCGCATCAAAATGTTCAATTCCATCAACCACCCTCGCGAGCGCATCACCGGCAAGAGCTTGGCGTTGTCGTTTAAGTCAAAGCTTCGCAGCAATGAGCGCACTCAGGGCGGGGTATACCTCAATCGCAACCGGGAGTACCTGAGAGAGGAGGGGCGCTTCGCCGATTAATCGCGGCCCTGGCTGACCCCCAGTGACAGATGTAAGCTGGGGGTATTTTCAGGGAGCGAGTTATGACGGTGAGAGAGTGTGTCGAAGGAATTCAAGAGGCGCTATGGTTTCTGGCTGGCCGCATTATGGAGGGGGTGGCAATGGGGTTTATCATCGCCTGCCTGATCGGTAGCACAGACACCTTCTTGGGGGTGTGGATCATCACCGGCGCCATGTTCGCGATGTTTGGGCGGCACTGGAGGGGATAAGCATTATTTGTCATTGGGTTTTCTATTAATGAACAACAAGGCAGCCACGCCACCAAGAGCGGCCCACTGAATCAACAACCGATGAAAGTCTATCGATACGCTGGTCCTGTTCATATTAGATGTCGGGGTCGGGGGTGTTAATATAAATGAATACCCTGCCGGAGATTCTTTTTTTGCCCTTCCCCAGTCAACTGCATACTTCCATGGCGGGATTATGCTCATCAGTATGAATGCCAGTAACAATATGTTCAGTGTTTTTTTACGAGTATCCATCACCAAAAATTTCCCTTTTAGCAACATATAAGCACCAAAAACAAGGATGATAAGCGCCGCACTTAGCCCTCCAATTATAGCCTTTTCAATAATCTTGCTAGCCCCTTGCGTAGGGGCTTGATTATTTTTATTTTTAGGTGGAGTTGGCTGGTTAAATGATTCTCTTTGTTCTTCCCAAAACTCAGCCATCGAATCGCTATCTTTATCGCTTGCAACTTTCACATTGGCAATGTTGTTATTGACTATTTCCCTAGTTAAACGCTCAACCTCTCTAAATCTTTCAGATAGAGGTTTGTCGCGCCATTCTGGATCTGCGCTAAGTTTATCATCTATCCCAATGGCTATATCTGCAACCTCACCACCCTGAGCCATCCATGACTTTAGGTCTGGATTTTTATTTAATGCTGATTGCACCTCTGACTGCGAATCAGCACTTGCAATGGATCCAGCAGATATTAAAAATGCAAATAATAAGGCAAAAATAAAACGCATCATATACCAACCATTACGCTGAAAAAAAACATAATGCATCACTTGGACGGTGCATGTCAGTGACCATAATCACGTCATCTTTTCTTACTTTTCATTTCTTGCCGAATGTAGTCCAGCACTTCCTTCAGCTCCTCAGTGAGGCGAGGATTCCACAGAGTTGGAGCGCGTGGAGTTAAACTCAGGTTCTGGAAGTCAATATAATGGACATCACCAACTTCTCCTGAGTCTGCGCTGGCAGCCTCAAGCTCATCACTTACGCTTTTTTGCAGTCGATACACAATCTCTGCATTCATAGAACGGCCATTTTCCTTCGCCAGCTGATCAAGACTGTCCTTGAGTTCTGGTGGTAGCCGTACCCGCATCTGCTGATGCTCTCTGCTCATAACTATCTCCAAAGCAGATAAATTATCTGATTTTGTGATTATGCCGCACGGTGTGACTTGACAGCAATGGGCCACGGTGTGACACTCAGCTTGTCACTCGGTGTGACAAAAGTTACTTTAGTACCAACGTCAACGTTTGTTTGATGCCAAAGCAAACATGGGAAACATGGGAAACATGGGAGTATTTAGTGAAACTGACAAGAGATGTTAAGCAAACCAAGTACCGCATTCCGGAAGAGATGCTGACTTACCTGAAAGAGCAGGCGGAGAAAAACTTCCGCTCGGTGAATGCCGAGCTGATGGCGCGACTGGTTCGCACCATGGAGCAAGATAATGCAGGGGGTAGCAATGCGTGATTGGGACAAGTTTATGGTGCGGCTGCCGCCCGGAGTGCGGGAGCAGATCAAGGCGCTGGCAAAAGAGAACGGCCGCTCGATGAACGCGGAGATTGTGCAGCGTTTGAAGGAGGTGCTGAAGCATGAAGGGAAGTTGGCCTGAGGCCATAAAGAATTCGGCCCCAGCGGGTGCAACCGCCAAGGCCGAGGATGTAAACCAAAACCACGACGTTAAGGACTACGGTATGACTATACATCAATCGGATAGACAAACGAAAGTTTTGGCAGGGCCGCAGAATGACGGCGGCAGCCTGATCATGAAGTCTTTCGAGAACTACCAGATCCGCATCATCACCGACGAACAGGGCGAGCCTTGGTTTGTGGCCAGCGATGTTGCCGCCGTACTGGGGTATGCGCAAACCAACAACATGAACAAGCTGATTGATGAAGATGACAAGAACAAGAGGGTGCTCCAAATTGGAGGAAACTATGTCAATCAATCACTTATAAATGAGTCAGGCCTCTATCAAGCCATCTTCGGCAGCACGAAATTAGAAGCCAAACGCTTTAAACGCTGGGTCACCTCCGAAGTGCTGCCGAGCATTCGCAAGACAGGCAGCTATGGCGCACCGGCCGCCAACCTGCCTGACTTCAGCAACCCGGCCGCCGCCGCTCGCGCTTGGGCTGAGGAGTACGAGCGCGGTCAGGTACTGGCTATTGAGAACAAGCAACAGCAAGCGCAGATCGACTCACTCGAGAGCCTGTTCCGCCAGGGTATGACCATCCCACAGTTCTGCAAGATGCTCAACGGCGTCAACTCTCAGCAGGTGTGCGCCTATTTTGAAGATCGCGGCTGGTTGTACAACGAAAGCCGTTCCGGCAAGCGCTGGCGCGCCGCATCTTACGCCCGTGACACCTACCTCACCGAGGAGCAGCATGAGCAGAAGCGGCATGGTTTCGACCCCTTCATCTATTTCACGCCTGTGTTGTTGCAGAAGGGGGCAGTACGGATCTATCAGATCTACCTGAAAGGTGAGCTCCCCATGAAGAAGGATTGGGACGGTCTGTTCACCCAGGACAAAGTGATCAAGGGGGCCGCATGAGCAGCCAGCCTATTTACCCAGTTTTTAGATTCAGAGATAGCGTCAGTGACGGTGAGAAGGAAAGACGCCTGTCGGGGTTTCGTGATGCCATGCAATCTGTGTCACTGGCTCTCAGCATGAGTGAAAGCCCCCCAATTGTTTTGAGTGCGGCAAGAACAACGCTGGCTGCTGCGTACCTGTTATTCAACGGTAGGGCATTCAACAATGGCACTGTCAGTAAGCTGCTCACACTGGAGGATATTGAGTGGACAATGAGCTGCACGCTCGAAGCTGAGTTTTATGGCGAGGGCGGAAGTAAAATCACTGCGTCTAAACTGACAGAGCTGTACATGTGCCTGACTGTAATTGATGACCACACATGCTGGCTTTCAGAGGCCGGGATTGGGGTGATGGATGGCCTGATGATGAGTACCCTTGGCGTGACATTTGTGATGCCAGACTTCGTCACCGAGTTCATGGGAGGTCTGCAATGAGCGCCGCCCAACTGCAGGTTGAGTTGAATGCCCTGCTGGGGGAATTGGAGGTTATCGACCTCTGCCCTCAGGAGCGCAGGGCGCTTGTTGACAGGATCCAGCGCATGATGCCTGACAGGGCTGAATGA